CATGCGGGTCAGCTATTTCGGCGAGGAGGCGTGCCCCGTCTGCGAACGGTGGCTCAGTGAAGAGCCCATCGTCACGGTGCTCATTGGGGTGAGCTATCCCGACCGTCTCAGCGACAAGGCCCGGTGCAGAGCCGCCGTCGTTCTCGTCCACGCCCGGTGCGCGGGCGTCGATGGCTTCATCTTGGACGTGATAGCCACCCCAACCGGCGCCGCGCCCGCGCCGACCGAGGCCGAGGCCCCGTGACGACCGCCGAAGACCGGTGGCGGCGCGGCCTGGTCGTCCCCCACCGCATCACCCTCGCCCTCGACATCCGCCAGCTCCACGGCCCGCAAGTCGACCGCGACTGCGGCGCCAAAGAACCCGACGTCGACCAGTGGGAGGCCGGCGAGAAATACCCGACCTGGGAGCAGCTGCTCGCCCTCGCGGCGCTCACCGACTTCGACCCCGCGTTCTTCACCCCCGAACCCGACCAGATCCACGCCCTCGGCCCCGGGGTGATGTTCGTCTGCTGCCGCTCGCGCCGCACCTGGAACCCGAGGGTGGATATCCCGGCGCCCGTGCTCGCGTTCACCCCGGCCGCCATCGCCGCGACCGTGGGGGCGTGCGAGCAGGGCGCGTTGTTCTGACAACCGACGAAACGGAGAACACGTGAGCGCCCCGACGCCTTTTCCCGACTGCGGTACCGAGCGCGCCTACTGGCGCCACGCCAAACGCCGCGAAACCGCAGACCAGCCATGCCTCCAAGCCCACGCCACAGCCGAACGCGAGCGCCGCGACACCGAACGCGGCGCCCCGCCACGCGTCCCGGCGCCCTGCGGCACCGAGGCCGCCTACCGCCGCCACCGCTACCGCCGCCAGGACGCCGACCCCGCGTGCCTCGCCGCGCACACCCGCGCCAACCAGCTGCGCGAGCAGGCCTCCCACCTCGCCGCCGCGATCTTCGGCGCCCCCGACACGAAAGCCGACCAGTGACCGACCTGACCCGATACCCAATCAGCAACGACGGCGCCGGGCGCATCACCCTGTGGTACACCGACTGCCCCACGCCCACACCCAGGATCGATCTCCTCCCGATCTGGAATGAGGACGACGCCTCCGAGCAGGTCACCGAACTGTGCCTCGCGAACCTCGTCGCCATCGCCGAGGAACACGAGCAACTGCACCACGCCGACGAGGGGCCGACGACCGAGCGGCTCGCTGGGTTTGACGTGGCCGACTTCGAGTACAGCTTCGCCAAACTACACCGCGACGCCGCGCCCGAGCTGAAGATGACCGGCACGATCAAACCCAGCGCCGAGAGCTTCATGGCCGACTACCGGGCCGCGCACCCGGAGTGCGAGTTCGTCCTCTACCGCCGCGCGGTCGGCCACTGGCTGCCCGCACCCGAACCGGAGACACCGTGAGCCGCCTGACGCCCGAACGCCTCGCCGAACTGCGCCGCATGGTCGCCGACGAGGTCTGGACCCTCCCGAGCCGCGAGGACGTGGCCGCGCTGATCGCAAGCCGCGACCAGTTCGAAACCGACCTGGCCAAAGCCCGTCACGACCGCGACTCGTGGCAGGCGATCGGCGCCGACCGCGCGGGCGCCGTCGTCGAGTGCGCCCGGCTCGAAACCGAGCTGGCCGAGACCGTCCGCGAGCGCGACCGGCTGTGGCTGCTACTGGAGACCGAACGCGGCCTGACCGGCTCCATCCGACTGCACGCCGAGGCCCTCAAGCGCGTCACCGCGTTCGGCGTCGCGCTCAAGATCGGAGACGACGCGTGGGCCGTCGCGGACTACCACGCGGGCGCGCTGCTCCTCGGGCTTAGACCGCGATGGCCTCAGGGCGCCCCGCAGCCGCACGCTCCCGGCTCCGGAGCGGCTTTCGCGGGCAACGAGACACCCGAGGCCCAACGGACGGCCCAGCGGGCCGCTGAGGACGTCGAGCCGCCGCGCTGCCCCGCGCCGAACCCGCTATTCCTCGGGGAGACCTGCTCGCTAACCGCCGGACACGATGGCGACCACCGCGACGGACGCCGCGGCGGATGGCCGAACCATCCCCATCAGTACCCACGGGACGGCCGCCTGTACGCCGACGGCCCACCGTGCCGCCACGACGCCACATGGCTCGTCGCCACACCCGACGGACCCCAGTGCATGGTCTGCGGACCCGCCACGTCAGCCGACGCCATCGCGCCCGAGGACGAGGGCGTCTCCACCGCCGACGTCCACGCCCAGACCGCAGCCGACGAACACGCTGAGCTGCGCACCCCCGAGTGGTGGTGCGACAAATACGACCTGCGCGTCTACGACCCTGACGGCTGGCGCTCCGCCACCGACCCGCGCGACTGGGACCAGCCGATCACCCTCGCCGAGTTCGAGCGCCGCACCCGCACGTCCACCGTCGACAGCCGGGGCGGATGGGACCGCATGAACGCGGACCTGCGCCGCGCCGGGAACGGGGACGGTGCCTGATGGTCTCCAACCGCGACGCCGCCGACACCGTCACCTGGGCACGCGACCAAGGCTGCGAAGCCACCTGGTCGAACGGCGCAGGCCACTGGAAGGTCACCTACCAGGGGAGATTCGTCGGCACCATCGGCTCGACCCCCTCCGCACGCAGAGCCATGCTCAACGCGAAATCCCTGATACGCCGCAACGTAGCCAAGATCAGACAGGAACAGGCATGACCCTCGAAACCGCACGCGAAGAACACTTCCCCGACTGCCACCCGCAAGACGGCGAAGCGCCGGGCAACCCGGAAGGGTACGAACCTCAGCCGGTCGAACCGTGCTGGCACTGCGGCGCGATGACGACGCGCGGCGCGTGCCACTGCCCGCACTGCCGGGACGAGGACGACGACGACATCCCGCAGTCCGCGATCTACCACTGTCCGTTGTGTCGCCGGTGGTGGGCTCACATGTATCTGAGCGTCACGAAGATCACGTTCGGCGCGGCGAAGTGACCCCCGAGACCCGAGCCGCACGCGACCGCCTAGCCCGATACGCCGGCCCCGACTTCCAGCCCCCGCCGATCGACCTCCCACGCCACCTCAACTGCCTCACCATCGCCGAAGTCGAACGCCTGATCGGCCGGATCGAGAGCGACATCCGCGACACGCTCGCACCCGACATCCGGGCCATCGTCGAAGCGCTCGACCAGCACGACGAAGCCGAGAAAGACATCTGATGCAACCCCACGCGCAAGCCGCACGCGACAGGATCACCGCATACCTCGACGCCATGGCAGTCGACTCGCCGTGGGACTGGGAAATGGTCGGCCTCCACGGAACGAAACTCGAAAGCCGCGACCTGCGCCTGGTCCTGGCCGCGCTCGACCGGCGACCCACCGCCGTCATCGTCTGCGACCACACGCTCACCGAGGAACAGGCCGAAGACCTCAAACGCCGGTTCCTCGAAGCACAGCACGAGTCACCGATCCGCGACACGGCCGCAATCGTCCACCGCTACCTCAATCCGCCAGGCATGCCCTACGGCCTGACACCCCATCAGGCACCCGACCGGTAACGGCCATGGACCAGATCGGCTGGTACATCGCCACCCTCCACGGGCTACTCGGCCACGACACGGCCGCCGCCGTGCTCGGCCAAGACCCCGGCGACAAGAACGCATGCGCACTCTGCGCCTACGAACGCGAACCCACACCCGAACACAAGCACGCGGTCGAGGCCGCCCTGACGCCAACCGGGAAAGCGAAGACGACATGAGCGAGAGCCCCACATCCCGTTACCGCAAGAACCGGGCCAGGGCCTACCAGAACAAATTCGGCATCCGCTACACCCACGCCCTGCGCCTGGTCAACGCCGAGATGGAAGCACCCGACTTCGACCCGCGCTCACCGATCCCCGAGGAGCTGCCCGCGTGAACCGCTCAATCGTCTACGCGCGGCCCACCCCCGAAGGCATCGAGATCCTCTGCGACTGCGCCTTCACCACCGTGCTGGTCGTCGACGGCGTCCTAGAACGTGCCATCGAGCAGGCGTTCACCTGCGACGGATGCATGACCGTCCACTGGTTCACCCTCACACCGAACAACCCGCAAACCTCCGATGACTCCGAAGCGAAAGGCACACAGTGACCATCCAAGTCGAGTTCACCGGCGACATAGTCCACATCTACGATGGCGACGGCACGCGCGCAGTCGAAGACACGCTCATCGTCACCGCCATGCAATGGGCACACCTCGTCGCGGCCATCCGCCTGCCGCCCCCCGAGGGCAGCGACGGTCATCCCCTCGTTCCTGCCTTTGCCGCCGCGTTCCTGTGCCCCTCCTGCCAGGGGCGCGGCACCGACCGCGACGGTTGCGCAGACTGCGACACGTGCAACGGCACTGGCTTATCCATCACCGAAAAGGACACGCAGTGACCGACACCACCGATGGACTCGGAGACCTCGCGGCCGAGCTCGCCGCCCTCGCCGCAGACACCACCGCGCAGATCACCGCGCTCGCCCAGCAACTCCAGCAGTTCATCATCCAAACCAGCCCACAATGCGCCACGTGCCTCGCCGAAGCACGCCAAGGAGCCCGGCCTGGCGCCAACCTCGTCAACGTCATCCTCGACGGCACCGGCTACTGCCACGACCATTGCGACGTCGTCAACGGGCGGCTCGTGCCCAAGAAAAGCAGCGGCCTGATCGTCGCAGGAGGATGACGTGATCGGCACCTATTTCGCGCTCACCGGCGACGTCATCGCCCTCGCAGCCGCCTACTTCGCGCGCCGCGCAACCGTCCACCAGCGCCGCGCGCAACGCAAACTCGACGCCATCGCCGCCCTCGAAGTCCACGGCCGCGAATTCGTAGACGCCGCCCAGCTCTACGCCATCCTCGGCCGGCCCATCCCCGAACCGATCGACCACGCCGCCAACCTCCGTGCCAGAGTCGAACAGATCTTCACCCCCGGCCAACCCGACCCGCACAGTCCATACCGGAGCCCGTACACGTGAAGGCGTGCCCGGCGTGCGGAAGAGTGGTCGGCCTCTATTCGAACGGAAAACCGCCGCCCTCGCCTACCTCGGCGAGACACCATGAACGACCGGCGCCCGGCGTACCCCATCCCGGAATCCCTCACCATCCACCCCGCCGACCGCCACGAACTCAACCGGCAACTACCCACCGCCACCGTCTACGGCCAACCCATCCACGGCAACACACCCATCATCGAAGACCCCGGCATGACGCCCGGGACACTACGCATCCGCATCCAAGGCACCGACGCCACCGTCACCCTCGGACACCGGCCCACGCCGCGCTGGATACGCTGCGACCCCCACACCGGGCTACCCATCGGAGAACACGCGTTCGAAACGTGACCACGCCCGAACACACAACTACCCTGGATAACGCCACACCACGCAGGGCAACACACGTATAGGGGCCGATAGGAACCGATAACCGGGAGGCGATCATGAGCGAGCCGAACAGCCGCAACCGGACCGCCGACCGCGACTTCGACATCTGGCAGCGATACAGCGACGGCCAAACCCAGGAGCAAATCGCAGCCCATTACGACCTCAGCCAACCGCAAGTCAGCGCGATCATCGCCCGCATGCGCGACGACATCCCCATCGAAGAACGCCGCGCACGCCAACGCCGCCAACTCGCCGACCTCGACCACCTACGCCAAGCCGCACTCGCCCTCGCCGACGCCGACCCCATCCCCGCCTACTCCAACGGCCGACCCATCATCCTCGCCGACGGCCACACCATCGCCGAAGACCACACCAGCCGCGTCCGCGCCATGGACCTCGTGATCAAACTCCAAGAACGCGAAGCCAAAGCCCTCGGCACCGACGCCGCCACCAAAATCAACCTCGAAGCCGAACAGACCGGCGAACGCATCAAATCCCTCCTGCGCAGGATCGCCGGCCAGAGCACCACCGATGACGCAGATTGACCTCGGCGCAGCCCAAGCCGACATCGACGCACTCATCCGCACCGGCAACCTCAAAGCCCTGCGCGCCCTCGAAGCCGACCTTCAATCCGTCGCCGACCGCATCGAGGCCGGCCAGCGCCAGGAACGCTGGCAGCACGACCCGGCCGCGTGGGTCAGCGAGCGCCTGGGCGGCTTCGCGTGGTCCAAGCAGCGCGAGATCCTTGCCGCGGTGCGCGACCATCGGCGCACCGCGGTGCGCTCCGGGCACGGCGTCGGCAAGTCGCACACCGCCGCGCTGGTCGCGTGCTGGTGGCTGGACACCCACCCGCCGGGCTCGGCGTTCGTCGTGTCCACGGCGCCGACGTTCCCGCAGGTGCGCGCGATCCTGTGGCGCTACATCCGCCGACTGCACACCGCCGCCGAGCTGCCCGGGCGCGTCAACCAGACCGAATGGTTCATCGACGACGAGCTCGTCGGCTACGGGCGCAAGCCCGCCGACACCGACGAGTCCGCGTTCCAGGGCATCCACGAACGCTACGTGCTGGTCCTGATCGACGAGGCGTGCGGCATCCCCGAACAGCTGTGGGTCGCGGCGGACTCCCTCACCACGAACGTGGACTGCCGGATGCTCGCGATCGGCAACCCCGACAACCCCGCATCGCACTTCCGCAAGGTGTGCGCCCCCGGCTCCGGCTGGCACACGATCGGGATCTCCGCGTTCGACTCCCCGAACCTGTCCGGCGAGCAGGTGCCCAAGAAGATGGCGCTCAGCCTCGTATCGCGCGAATGGGTGGAGGAGAAGCGCGACGAGTGGGGCGAGGACAACCCCCTGTATCGCTCCAAGGTCCTCGGCGAGTTCTCCGTCGACCACCCCAATCAGGTGGTGCGCCAGTCGGACGTGGCCGCGTGCCGACTGCCGGCCGAGACCGCGCCGGCGGGGAAGGATCTGCTGCCGGTCGAGCTCGGCGTGGACGTCGGGGGCGGCGGCGACGAGACGGTGATCCGGGAGCGGCGCGGCCGGGTCGCCGGGCGGGAGTGGCGGGCGCGCACGGACCGGCCGGAGGCGATCGCGCCGTTGGTGCTTCAGGCGATCCGGGAGACCGGCGCGTCCGCGGTGAAGGTGGACAGCATCGGCATCGGGTTCGGGGTGATCGGCGAGCTGCGCAACATGGGCGCGGAGCTGCACCGGGCGCATGTGCAGGCGGTGAACGTCGCGGAGAAGCCGCAGGACCCGGACAAGTATGTGAACCTGCGCGCGGAGCTGTGGTGGGAGATCGGGCGCGGCCTGTCGGAGCGGGGAGGGTGGGATCTGTCGGGGATGGAGAATGCGGATGTGACGGTCGCGCAGTTGCTGGAGCCGCGGTGGGAGATCGATGCGCAGGGGCGTATCAAGGTCGAGCCGAAGGCGGAGGTGATCAAGCGGTTGGGGCGCTCGCCGGACAACGCCGACGCCCTTCTTCTAGCTTTCTACGTGGGTCGTCGTCCGGGTTACCGTTCGTTCCAGCGTTGAGCGCGGGAACGGCCCGCACCACGGGGAGGGTGCGGGCCGTCGGGTGGGGACGGGCATCGGGGGGTCGTCCCACCGTCCACGGTAGCGCGGTCAGGCTTCCAGCGGGCCGAACATCTCCCGGAAAGCCCCCAGCGCCTCGGCGAGAACCTCCGGGTCGTCCACGATCGCGCGCATCCACGACGGAACCAGGAGCCGCAGCGTCGAGGCCAGCGGGTCACCGTCGCACACGTCCGCGATCGCCAACTCGAACAGCAGCGGCAACCCGAAACCGGCGCGCTCGGTCCCCCCCGCCTTGGCGATCCGGGGGTAGAAGTGCTCGATGTTCCAGTGCAGGTCGTTGGCGGCGGTGAGGCGCCGCATGATCTCGTCGGGCTCGGGCAGGATGGTGGTCTTCATCGTTTCTCCAGTCGTGGCGTAGGGATGGTCGGTTAAGCGCTGGCCGACTGTGCGTGCTTCTCGCGCCACGCCTTGTCCACCGCGGCCTCGAACGCCCGGCGCGCGTCGCCCTTCAGACGTGCGCGGACCTCGGCGTAGTAGTCGTCATCGACCAGGGCCAGCGCGATATTGATCGCACGGCCACGCGTGTGACGGCCGGAAGCCACGTCAGGCCCCCGTCTCGTGGTCGCCGTGGCCGTTCTCGCAGTGCCAGCACGGCGGGTTGATGTGGCACGAGCAGCCCCCGCACTCGCCGTCGCCCGAGATCATGCTCTGGCGTCGCGCAAGACCCTCGTCGCGGCCCCATGCGGTCTCCGGTAGCCACGAGGCGCCCTGCGGGATCTGCCCGGCGACGAACCGGTCGTAGTCGCGTTCCTCGGGGGTGAGGTTGCGCCAGATCGCGAGACGGCGCTCCTGCGCGGTCACCGGGACTCCAGCGCGGCCTTGACAGCGGTCTTCACGGCTGCGTCGCGCCAGGCGATCAGCCGCTCCGGGATCATCGTCTCCTCCACCGCCACATACCCCGGACGCGGGTTGCGCGAGGGGTCGTCGTCGACCTCGTCGAGCAGGTACAGGCCCAGCAGGATGTCGTCCAGGCCGCCGTCGTCGCTGTCCGGGTCGGTGACCATCGGCGCCCACGCGGTGGACATCCCCAGGGGCCGCAGGCTCTTGTTCACGGCGTCCGCGGTGATCCGGGCCATCCTGTCGGCCTGTGCGGGGGAGTTGGCTTCGATGTGGTGTAGCTGGGCGACCAGGCGGCGGTAGAGGGTCACTTGGCCACCTCGGCAGCCGCTTGGACGGGTGCGGGTGCGAGCGGGAAGCCCCACACCGAACGCCCGTCGGGCATCACGATCTCCCACGGCCCACGGAACAGCCCGTACGCGGTCCAGTCGCAGCCGCGCTCGGCGATGGAACGGCCGCCGTCATCGGTCGGCTCGCCCTTCAGTGCGCCGCGCCAGCGCCCCATGCACTCCTGGCCGAGGCGTCCCTCTTCGCCCTCGGGGAAGTCGCCGACGACGGCGATGTCGCCGCAGCGCGGGCATTGGAACGCCCACGTCTTGGGGTCGGGACCGAAGCGTTCGGCGGCCTCGGCGCACAGTTCGGCCTGCGTGAGTTTGCGGTGGGTGTTCAGGTCGGTGGTCATGTCAGGCTCCGTTCTTCGCGCGCTCGTCGGCGAGGTACTGCCGGGCGACCTTCACGCCACCCTCGACGGCCTCCCGCGAGATGGCCGGTGCAACGCCCGCGGTGAGGAAGTTGGCGATCCACTCGGCGAGGTCTTCGACGCTCGCCGTACGCCAGCCCTCCCGCGAACCAGTGGCGTGCGGCAGGGCGTAGGCCACCTCGCGGCGGAAGTAGGCGCGCAGCGCCTCGAAGTCGAGTTGGACGCCATCGGCGTTGTATGCGTCGGCGAGGGTGGCCTGTTCAACAGGCATATGAGTTGGCGACATCTCGGGCATGTGTCAGGCTCCGTTCTCGGTGGCGAGCTTCGCCTCGTTGGCCGCGATCATCAACGCGATATCCGCGTTGCCCGCAGCCGCACGCGCGAACTCGGCGATCTGCCCCGCCCCCCGCACGCCGCTACCGGCGGCGGCCAGGGCGAGCATGTCGTTCGCGGCCTGGTCCAGCAGCGCGATGGCCTCGGTCAGGCGCGCGACGGTGCGGGCGGTCTCAGCTTGGTCGCGAGTCTGCGCGCCGCCCTCGTCCACCGGGCGCAGGTTCAGCGCCAGGACGTGCCAGGTGACGCGGTAGGCGACGCCGGGCTCCCGGTCCTGCTCGACCGCGAACTGGTCGGCCATCCACGGCCCGTTGACGGTCCCGGTGTAGGTCTTGCCGGTGCGCTGCGAGCTCCAGGTGACGCGGTCGCCGGGCTGGTACTGGACGGTGGTCGCGGTGGTCATCGGGTCTCCGATTCGGGTCGGGAGGCGGTTCAGGCGGCGAGTGCGAGGGGGGCGGTGGTGCGGGTGTCGAGCATGGTGGCGGCCACGTTATGCACGCAGTGCCCGGTGTAGGTGTAGCCCTTGCAGGTGCACGAGCCCTTCAGGGTGTCCACGACGTACCCGTCCCGGCCGCTGCTCGATACCGCCAGGTACCGCCAGGCGTCCAGCGGGATCAGGCCGCCGAGTTCGACGATCTCCTCGGCCTTGGCCTGCGCGGTCTTGGCGTCGGTGAACGCGGCGAGCTGCGCCTGCACGGTGCGGCGGGTGAGGGCGATGCGGTGGCGCAGGCTGTCGGTGTCGATGACCCACCGGCCGCCGGCCTTGACGGCGGAGACTGCGCCGATCCGGCACCAGGTGCGGATGGTGGCGGTGGTGACGCCTGCGTGGCGGGCGGCTTCGGCGGTGGTGGTGGTCATCGGGGGACTCCCTAGTCGGTAATGCTTGCTACATGACTAGTGTCTAGCTTCCGGATACTGGTGTCAAGTACCTAGGGCCGGTAGGCTAGGGACATGACGCAAGAGTTAATGGGACTACATGAGGTCCGCACATTGCTGGCCGTCAGCCAGCAGCGCGCAGGCCAGATCGTCCAGAAACCCGACTTCCCCACGCCCGTTACCCACCTCGCATGCGGCAGGATCTGGGACGGCGACGCGATCCGCACCTGGATCGCTGCGTGGCGGCGCGCGGCGGGCCGACCCAAAAGCAGCGCGACCGACACCGCGATGAAGGTGGACTGACATGGCCGCAGCGGCAAAAGGCATCCGCATCCACATCGACTACCCGCGCTCGATCCGCTGCCTGCTGGGCGTCCACGACAAGGGCGACGCCGAACACGGATGCCAGGGCGGCTTCAAACCGGTGCTCGGCCGGGCCGTGCGTTTCTGCCAGTGCGAGTGCCATGAAAGCGGTGAGTGACATGGCTCAGGCGTTCGGCAACAAGGTCCCCGTCACCATCGAATACACGCTCGACGTCAGCCAAGTAGTCGCCGCGTTCGAGGCCATCGCCAATGCGCGCCCTTGGCACTTGGCCAGCGGCGGCAGCGTCACCATCCCCTTCACCGGCATCTTCGATAACGGGGCCACCGACGCACCGAAGGAAGGCGGCTGACATGGCCGAGCCGTCCCTCGGCGCCCTGCGCGCCGCCAGCGCGAACCTCATGGCCGCCAACCTCGCGCTGAGCATGTTCCCGTACGCGGCGAAAGCCGCCGTCGACCACGAGCAGTACATCGCCCGCGCGGCCACCCTCGGGTTCGACCGTGAGACCGCCCAGCGGGTCTCGGACGAGGTCTGGCGCAGCGGGATGGTCCCGAGCTCTGAGATCTACCGGTGGGCGCTCATGCGCCTCTACGAGCTTCTCGACGACCCCAAGCCGAAGCCGATGACCGTGGAGGATGCGCGCCGGATCGTCTCGGCACTCGCCAACTGCAAGGGCGGCGAGTGACATGGACGCGGCTTCCTGCGCAATCCTCGCTGAGGGCGCGCTCCGGTTCGAGATCAAATGGGGCGACGAATCCGGTACCGCCGTCGCTGCGAACCAGTTCATGCGTGACGGCAAACTGATCCACTTCTGGTGGATCGATACCACCCGCATGAAGCAGTCCTACGTGCTCACGCTGCATAGCGCGGGCATCAGATCGATCCGGCCGGTCTACCCACCGAAGGAGGCGTGAGATGGCTCAGGCGTTCGGCAACAGGGTCCCCGTCACCATCGAATACAAGCTCGACGTCAGCCAAGCGGTCGCCGCGTTCGAGGCCATCGCCAAACAGTGCGCCGACGCGGCCGAGGCGCTGCGGAAGCTGGCCGCCGAGCAGGACGAGGCGCCAGAGGACTCAACGCCCGAGCCTCCGGCCCGGGACCTGCTGCGCGAGGCGTGGACCGAGCGCAAGGCAGGCGCCTGACGTGAGCGTCCCCCTGAGCGTCCCGCAGGAGCGCATTCTGCTCGAACTGTTCGGCCGAGGTCGCGCCATCAGCGTCCGCGACCTCTGCGAAACCATCGGCATAGACCCCTCCGACTGCATGCGCGCCTGCACGGGTCTTTGGCTCGCCGACATGATCAAGCGCCAGTACGGCTTCGAAGAAGGATCCGACAACGCCTGGTACTCGATCACGTGGATCGGCGAGAAGTGGCTGGCCGACCGCCCGCAACCATCCACCACGCCCGCGCCTGCGCCGCGTCGCTGGTGGTTCCGGCTGACGCGCAGCTCCGCGAAAGCAGGCAAGTGACGTGTGCACCTGTGGCCTCGACAACTGCACCGAATGCAACCCCGGCGAACCCGAGCACCCCGAAGGCACCCTCGAAGCGGCGGCCTGGCAGCTCCATGACGCCGCCGCCGCCCTGTGGTGGTCGATCGTCGATGGGCTGCGCCTCGAACGCGTGGTCGACTGGTGGATCGCCCGGAAGGCGGGTGGATGACGTGGGATACCGCTCCGGCCCCATGACACCCGCACTGGTCGGCGGCGTCACAGCCGCGATGGCCATGGCGAACCTCACCGCCGCACTCGGCGGCTGCCCACACCCCAACGCCGTCCCCGTCGAACTGCTCGACGACGGTCAGCGCGTCGCCGTGCTGTGCCCGGACTGCGACACGCAACTACCCGCCGAATGGCGCACCGCCGAAGAAGGCGCGGCACTGGAGCGCGCCAAGGCGGCAGCGGTACTCATCGGCGCCGGGTTCGACCCGGCCGATGCGCTCGAAGTCACAGGGGGCGAGTGACGTGACCCTCGTCCGTATCCGCACCCACCGCCTGACCCTCCGTCAGGCCTGGCGCTACCGGCTCCCGCTCACCCGCCGCTGGCGCTGGACCTGCGACACCTGCCCCGCCACCGACTGGCGCGGCCACCGCACGCAGGACGCCGCGAAGAGCGGGATGGTCCGGCACATCGACGAAAGGCACACACCGTGACGCACGCGCTATGCCCGAACTGCCAAGAACCCATGACGCTAAAGCCGATCCCGTGCCCCGACGGGAATCCCGGGTGCCTCGTCTTGCACCGGTCGCTCGTCTGCGCGCCGTGCCAGCAACGCCAGTGGGAAGAGCGCGACCGGCCGGCCACGATCGGCGAGCTGGCGGAGCTGAGCCGCAGGCTCGACCAGCTGGGGGCTGGAAAGTGACCCAGGTCCGCGTGCGCTCCGAGAACGGCTACACCCTCACCTACGACACCGGCGACGTCGAAAACGTCCACGTGAGCGCCCTGAACCACACCATGGAGATCCCCAGCGGCTACGCCATGCGCCGCGAGCCGACTGGGTTCATGTCCATGGACCTGCACATCGACTTCAAGTACGGCAAACAGGCGTCGTGGGTCAAGGACGAGGAACTGGCCGATACGTCCGACGTCGCGCTCGGGGCGATCGATGACTGACCCGCTGGACGCCTACCAGCTCGATCTCAAGCCACCCGAACCGGTCGCGTTCGACTACAGCACGTACGAGTGGCTGATCGCCGAGTATCAGCGCATCGACGCCCTCTACGGGCCGCGCCTGACCCGCGTGTCGGGGTGTGAGCCGCTGGTGCGCTGGTTCATGCGGCAGTTCCCCGAAGCCGACCCGGGCGTGAGCGCGGTGACGCTGCTCGGCTCGATCGCGCTGACGATCGACGACGACGTGCCGATCGACTCCCTGCGGCTGGCCTATGCGGACGGGACACACCGGGATGTGCGCGTGATCGGAGCGGGAGATGACTGACCTCGACCAGGCCATTCGCGCCCGGCTGGACCACCTCTACAAGCAGGGCGGATCTTCGCCGCGACAGCTGCGTGCCGCGCTGCTCGGCGTACTGGCCTTCCATCAACCGGAGGATACGGACTTCACAGACGCCGATGGCCAGTCCCGCTCCAGCACTGACTGTGCGACCTGCGATAACGGCGGAGTCCCCGGGAACTGGCCATGCTCCACGCTGCGCACGATCGCCGAGAAACTGGGAATCGAACATGACTGACCTGAACGGAGCGACCATGACCCAACCCGGCGTTCTCGAACGCATCGCCACCGCACTCGAAACCATCGCCGCCATGCTCACCGGCGAAACCCCCACCACCCCCGCCGCGCGCACGCCACGCCACCCCGAGACCCGGTTCGAATGGGAACCCGCCGCCGACCAGGCCCCCGCCGCACCCCTGCCCGAACCCACGCCCCCCGAAGAACGGTGCGGGTTCCTCATCGAGAAATACACCCACCCCCTGGACCGCGTCACCCCCGTCTACCAGATCAGCAAAGCCGGGGCCACCATCCTGCTCACCGAGCAGGAGGCCACGGCGCTGGCCGCACTCAGCGACGAGGAGTTCACGGGGGTCATGGCCGCCCGGCTCGCCGAAGTACTCGCCCAACGGCACGCCGCAGCGGCGGCGACGCCCGCGCCGTCCGCGGCGGATGACATCGAGGACGAAGACGAGGCGCGCGAGCGCCAATGGGCGCGCACGTTCAACGCCCACCCCGACCCCGACGAAGCAGCGCGCACATGACCGGCGTCCTGCTGTTCGTGGTCGTGTTCGCGGCGTTCTACCCGCTCGGGGTGCTTCGCGCGAGGCTGCGCCCGGGGCCGTACGCTCGACCCCATGCACACCACCACCGAAACGAGTCCCGCCGGCGCCGGGGCCGTGCCCGATCTGCGCCGCATGCCGCTCGGGAAGGCGGCGCCGGGGCCGGCGGTCCGGCTGGTGCGGCGACTGCTGCGCGACGAGGTCGTTGCGGCGGCGCAGTTCCAGTCCTCAGTCTGACCGCCGGCACCATGCGCACGCGTCCCCGCATTCCGACGCCGCGCCTAAACTCGAACCCATCCAACCGAGCCGACCAGGGAGTACCCGTGAGCGTTTTCTCCGAGATCGCCGCCGAAGCCGAGACCTTCAAGACGAAGCTCGCCGCCGATGCCGGGCATCTGCTCGGCGAGTTCGAGGCCCTGTGGGGCAAGCTGACCGATCAGGCCATGACCGACGGCGCTGATGTCATCAAGAAGGTCGAGCCCGTGGCCGCCGCGGCGGAAGCGGACGCGGCCGGGCTCGCCGGTGAGGCCGTGGCCGGTGCCGAGGGCATCGTGGACCCGGCGAAGCCGAGCGCCTGATGGGCACCGTGCCGAGTGTCGGCCGCGTCGTGCACTACGTCTCGCACGGCACCCCAGTCCGCGCCGACGGGACGCAGGCGTTCCAGAGCGTTTGCCGCACCGCGCTGATCACCGAGGTGGGCGAATGGCCCGAAGGGATCAGCGAAGCCGACCGCAGCAACATCGCCGTCCCCGTCGGGCTCGCCGTGCTCAACCCCACCGGCATGTTCTTCCAGCAGGGATGCATGCAGAGCGAGCTCGGCCACGAGGGCGGCTCGTGGCACTGGCCCGAGCGCGTCTAGCGCCCAGAAGGGAAGCACTGGCATGGAATGGACCTGGCAGATCGTCTACAACCCTGCGGCGCCTATCGACTCCGTCACGGCCGCCGCCCTCGAAGTCGACGAGATCTCCTACGACCTGGTCGACGCGCAGGGCGCCGTGGTGTGGTCCGCACCGACCGGCAGCGTGCGCAACGTGACCCGGGGCGACGCCGTCACGCCGCCGACCACCCAGAACGCGCCGGGGTCCTGACGTGGCGGAGCGCAGCGAGCACCTGAGCGACCCCGAGGGCACCGCAACCCACCGCCGCACCGGCCGAGGCGGCGACGGCGAGATCTCCCAGAGCACCAGCGACGCACGCTACGACCAGGTGCAGGACGCCACCGCGAACGGCGACCCGGACGGTGTCGGGGACACGGCGCGCGGCTGGTTCCGCCGGTCGCGCAACTAACCGGTAGAGACGAGGAGAGCCGCATCCCGCGCTGGGGGGGATGCGGCTCTCTGCGTGCTGCACTCGCGGCGCACGCCAACCGGAATCACCGGTAGCGCCTCGACGGGACTCGAACCCGCGCCTCTCCCCTCGAACGGGGAGCGCCCTGCCATTAGGCCACGAGACTGGGCCGCATGCACGCTGTCGGCCGAAACGGGAAATGTCCCTCAGCGGCTGCCTGCCGTGACTGCCACGGTAGCAGCGGCGGTGTCAGCGCGGGACGCTACCCTGCGCGCTCCTCCAGCTCCCCGAGACGCCGCTTGAGCTCCGCGATCTCCTCTTCCGTGCGCTCCCCGCGCTCCATCACCGCGTCCAGCGCCTTCTCCGTGCGGCGCTGGCGCCCGGCGAGGCGGCGGTTGATCTCCATCTGCTCCGCGAACCCCCGCGCGACCACCTCGAACGCCTTGCGCACCTCCGGGTCGGCGTCGGACAGGTCCACGTTCGTGGCCTTCGAGTACGCCATCTCCAATTGCGCCCCGGCGCGGCGCCCATGGGTGTGTGCGAGGCGCAGCTGCCCGTTCACGTCCACGACCCGGTAGCCCTCGTTGCGCACCCCCTCGATCGCGCGCTTGTCCTTCTCCTCGTGTTCTTCGGCCGCGCGCCGCATGGCGGTGATCATCGCGGAGCGGTGGCGCACCGGGTCGAGGCCGAGGGCGTCGGCCATCGCCTGGTAGGTCACGATCCCGCCGACGGGGGTGCCCTTGAGCAGCCGGTAGAGGACCTTCCATCGCGGTTCGTCGCCAAGCGGTTCGAACGGGCTCACGACACGTCCTTGACGACGGTCAGCGTGCCCTCGAAGCGCCCGTAGCGCGGGCGCCAGTCCCCGAGGCCGATGAGGCGCCCGGCGATGTCCACGAGCTGCGTGAGGTCGTCGTAGTCGAGGACTTCTGTGTCGAGGTAGAGCATCGCGGAAGTTCGCCACGAGTTGTCGGAGTTCTTGGGATCAACCGGAAACTTCGGCCGGGTGCGGATGATGCGCTGCTGTCCGACTTTCGCGGAGGCCTGGAGCATGAAGTTGCCGTCGCGCCACAGCTCGTCGGGTTCGCGGGGGCCTTTGTAGGCGAGGGGGTTCTCGTCGGTGGTGATGATGACGCCGGAGGTGACTTTGACGCCGAGTTTGCGTTTGCGGCCTGCGTCGACGAGGCAGCGGAAGATGTTGTCGGCGGGGATGTAGGGGCCGACGGGGCCGTTGTAGAGGCCGCCGAGGAATTCGAGGCGGGCGAGTTCGAGGTAGTCGTCTTCGGATTTGCTGCGTTTGGCGCTGACTTTCTTCATGGCGCGGGCGAGTTCGTCGAGGGGGTTGGAGAGTCGGGCGTTGTGCATGAGGAGTGGTGCGGTGCCGGTGATGTCGAGTTTGAGGTCCATCGGGTTCCGTCCTGTAGTGGTGACCATGCCTAGGCCTGCCGGGCCTGGACCTGCCATGCCGAGTCACGCCCGGCAGAGCCCTGCGGAGCCGAGGGCTGCCCTGCCATGCACGGTCGAGCCATGCGCAGCCCTGCGTGCGTGTCCGGGATTCGGACCCGGATATATGCCGTCCGCGCTGGTGGAACCCATGCCGTGCCCTGCCGGGCGCTGACTCGCCGCGACACGCCGCGCGTTGCCTTGACCCGCCTAGCGTGGCCAAGTCCCGCCAGGCCATGCGTTGCCCCGACATGCCGGGACGCGCCTCGCCGGGAGGAACACGCACGTGGTCACGCGCGCACTCCACTCGAAGAGGAACCCAAGCCGGGCCTAGACCTGCCCTGACAAGCCATGCCGCGTCCTGCCGTGCCCTGCGTGTGTGCCGGGGACTCGGACCCCGGGGTATGCCGTCCACACGGTGAAACCCAAGCCCTGCAATGCCCGACCAAGCCCAGCCGTTGCCACGCCGCGCCATGGCTTGCCCGGCCGGGACTCGCCCCGCCCAGAGACCCGTGCGCGGACCACGCCGCACGGGAATCACCCGAAGGGGAACCAAGCCGAAGCCAAGCCGGGCCTCGCGGAGCCTAGACCGGCCTCGCCATGCCCCGGCTCGCGCTGCCCGGCGCTGCCCTGCATCGCATAGCCGCGCCACACGCCGCCGCGTGTCATTAACCATAGCACCACGCCAGTTCGCACGTGAAACCGCGCGATAAAACACTACGAAACCCACCTGTTGCCACCCGCGCAACACGCTGACCAGCCGCTACCGCCTGCCTAATCAGCGATGTACCCTCACCATCAGGCGCACTGACAATGCGCCATACTCAGCATCGAGGGGAGGCGGCGGTCCGATGTCGGTCGGCACCATCACCCCCCCGCGCAACGCCGCCAGACCCCGGGACAGGTGGCGAAGCGCACGCACGGCACTCGACGCGGCGAGGCGTAGAGGTGCCACGGTGGTCGGCGCGGTGCGGCACCACAACTGGAGCCCCGCGCTGACCATCAGCGGACTCTCCTGCATCGACGCCGCGTTCTACCAGCACGGGTGGTTCGCCGGACTCCTCGCCACCGGCATCAGCGCCCTGGTCTACGACTGGTCCCGCGAGCGCGGCGCATGAGCCTGATCGGCAAAGCCCTCGCCGTGCGCAACAAGGCCCCCATCCCCCTGGACAACGGTCGCGCCTACCGCCGCGGCGTCGCGTTCAACCTCGGCAACGGGCGCGCCGACGCCGAGACCGCGATGCGCCAGTACGGCCTGTCCGGCACCATCTACGGGATCATCTCGCTGCTCGCCGAGACCGCCGCCACCCCGAAATGGCACCTGTACAAGAAGCAGCCCGTCGACGGGCGACGCAGGTACACCACCGCGGACAAGGGCACCGACCAGCGCATCGAAGTCGTGCAGCACGCGGCGATCCAGCTTTGGAACTCACCCAATGCGTGGCACTCAAGGTTCGAATATGCGGAGGGTTGCCAGCAGCACGAGGAGCTGACCGGCGAGACCTTCTGGGTCCTGGACACGGACGCCGGATTCCCCACCAGCATGTGGTACGTACGCCCCGACCGCATGGAACCGGTCCCCGACCCCGACAACTTCCTCGTCGGCTGGATCTACCGAGGCCCCAACGGCGAGGACGTCCCCCTGCGGGCCGACGAGGTCATCCTCGAGAAGCGCCCCAACCCCCTAGATCCGTACCGGGGTGCCGGGCCGGTCGCGTCGATCATGCCGAACATCCAGCAGCAGCGGTACGCCACCGAGTACCAGCGCAACCTCTTCTTGAACGGCGCGGACCCCGGCGGCGTGATCACCGTCCCCAACCGGCTCACCGAGCCACAGTTCGACGAGCTCGTGGACCGGTGGCGTGAGGCCCACCGCGGCGTCGCCCGCGCCGGACAGGTCGGCGTCCTGGAGGACGGCGCCACCTGGGCGCCCAACGCCCACACCAACAAGGACATGGAGTACGGGCAGCTGCGCCTAGCCAACCGGGACGAGCTGCGCGAGGCGTGGCGCATCCACAAGGCCATGATGGGCACCAGCGACGACGTGAACCGCGCGAACTCGCAAACCGCGCAGGAAGTGTTCGTCGCGTGGCAGGTGCTGCCCCGCCTGAACCGGCGCCGCGACACCCTGAACAACAAGCTGCTGCCGCTGTTCGGCAACGCCGACAAGACCGTCGAGTTCGACTACGAGGACCCCAGCCCCGAGAACGCCGAAACCGCGGCCCTCGAGCTGAAAGAAAAAGCGCAGGCCGCCCAGGCACTGGTCAACGCCGGATACGACCCCCACGACGTCCTCGAGACCGTCGGCCTGCCGGACATGGACGTCGTCGAGACCGCCACGCAGGCCCCGGCGCTACCCCCCGCGTGGGTACCGGCCGCGCCCCCCGCGCCCGAAACCGCACCCGCCGGCGCACCGGCCGTCCCGGCCGCGCGCGAATCGATCAGCGTGTGGGCCAGCGCCCCCCCGATCCCGCAACTGCCCGCGGCCACGCAGGAACCCGAAGCCGAACCCGCACTGGACATCGCGCCGCTCGCCGCGTTCCTGCGCCACTCACTGAACGGCCGGATGAACGGCCACGCGATCAACGGAGACTCGGAGGCCCGTCGATGAACCCGAACGAGCTGCGCGTGCGCCTGCGCAACCTGGTGGCCGCGCCCCCGCGCCCGTGGTACCGCGTCGCCAACCAGAGCGCCGGCCCGACGCAGATCTACCTGTACAACGACATCGGCATGGGCGGGGTGTACGCCGACGAGCTCGTCGACGAACTCCGGAAGATCAACGGCCCGGTCGAATTGCACCTCTCCTCCGGCGGGGGCGAGATCTTCGAGGGCATTCCGATTTACAACAACCTGTGTTCACGCGACGTCACGGTCTACATCGACGGCCTCGCCGGCTCCGCCGCGTCGTTCATCGCGATGGCCGCGTCCCCCGGCAAGCTGTACATGGCGAAAACCGCGTCCATGATGATCCACGAAGGCCAGGTCATGGCGGCCGGCAACGCCTCCGAGCTCATGGCGCTCGTGGACGTCCTGGAACGCGAGTCCAAGAAGATCGCCGGGATCTACGCCGACCGCTCCGGGCTGGCCGGCCACGACGCGGACTACTTCCGCGCCAAGATGAAGATCGAGACCTGGTACGACGCCGAAGAGGCCCTGGCCGAGGGCCTGGTGGACGCCATCTTCGACCCGCGCACCGGACAGGACGTCGCCCTGTCCCGGCCCGCAGCCCGCGCCGCCGTGCAGACGGGCACGCTGGTCAACACCGCCACCGCAGCGGCAGGCGCCAAGCAGCTCGGCGACGGGTGGGTGCAGGACCCCGACGGCAAGACCCGGTTCGACCCCGACGGCGACGGCGACGACGACTCCACGCCCGAGGGCGACACCGACCACGACTACTTCGACCCCGACGGCAAGCAGATCAAGCCGATCCCCCCGCGCCCCACCCCCGCAGGCAACCACGCCGCCGCCGCCGTGGTGCTCAACGCCGTCCCGCCGGACCACGGGCCCATGAGCGGCACCCACACCCACCCGCACCCCGCCTACGCCGGACCCGAGGGGGGCGCCGACGCCATGCACTCCCACGAGCACACCCACAACGGCGACAACCTGCACCACCACACCCACGACGCCCCCGGCGCCGCGACCGAAGCCGCCGCAAGCGCGGGCACGGCGGTGCTCAACGCCGACGGCGTCGACACCACCCCCTGGGACGCCGACAAGGCCTGGCACAACGGCACCACCTCGGAAGACCCGGCCGCGTTCTACGAGGCGATCTGCGCCGGCAAGAAGAACGGCGACCCCTCCACCCGCGCCGGCTGGGCGCTCCCGTACAAGTACACCCCGTCCTCACCGCCGAACGCGGGCGGCGTGCGGGCCGCCCTGGCCGTGCTCGGCGGCGCACGCGGCGGCGTCCAAGGCCTGATCAACAGGACCGAGGCCCAGGACACGCTCCAGGCGGCGATGAAGAAGGTCAACCCGGACTGGAAACCCGGCGACCAGATCGAAACCGGACTGCTCTCCGCAGTGATGCTCGAACTCGTGAAAGGCGGCAGGTAAATGGCCCCGACGATGAAAGTCCCGACCGACTCCGCCGGGATCATGGAACTGCTCAACGACGAGACCGCCCTCAAGGCCCGGTTCAGCCGGGAGGCCGTGGCCAACGGCGACACCAAGGAATTCCTGGACGCCTACGCCAAGATGTACCTGAAGAGCAACTCCGACACCGTCGACGACGTGCGCGAACAGGTCCAGTCCGTCATCTTCGACCTGGTGCGCGACAACGGCGCCAAACGCGGCCCCAAGCTCGGCGTGTCCATGGACAGCGGGCGCCCCCAGCTGAGCGTCGACGGCACCGCCCGCGTCTCGCGCGGCCGCGGCGCCGTCTACAACAAGACATCCGCCGGGGCGCAGCTGGAGCGGGCGTACAAGCCCGCGGACCGGTTCAACTCCATGGGCGAGTACTGCAAGGCGATCTTCGAGCTGCGCTCCCCGTCCACCCGCGCGGACCGCGACGACATCATCCGCAAGCTCGACAACGTGCGCACCTTCCAGAACTCCTTCGGCTCGGAGGAGCCGGGCGCCGGCGGGTTCCTCATCCCGGAGATCATGCGCTCCGAGCTGCTCCAGCTCGCGCTGGAGGAGTCGATCGTGCGCAACCGCGCGACCGTCATCCCCATGTCCACGCTGCGCGTCCCCATCCCCACCGTGGACGACACCAGCCACGTGAGCAGCGTGTTCGGCGGGATCGTGTTCTACTGGACCGAAGAGGCAGCCGCCCTCACCGAGTCCACCGCAACCTTCGGACGTGTCACCCTTGATGCCAAGAAGCTGACAGGATTCTTCAAGGTCCCCGCCGAACTCCTCGACGACGCACCCGCGTTCGGCGCCTGGTTCGACGAGCGCGTCCCCGCCGGCCTCGCCTGGTTCGAAGACATCGCGTTCATGACCGAAACCGGCGCCGGAACCCCCGAAGGGTTCATCAACTCCCCCGCGTCCGTGTCCGTCACCAAGGAGACCGGGCAGTCCAGCGGCACCATCGTCTGGGAAAACATCGTCAAGATGTACTCCCGCATGCTCCCCACCAGCCTGAAGAACGCCGTGTGGATCGCCGCCATCGACACCTTCCCCCAACTCGCCACCATGGCCCTGTCGGTGGGCACCGGTGGCGGACCGGTGTGGATCGGCGGCTGGTCCCAGCCCGGCTCCGACCTGCCCCCCATGACGATCCTCGGCCGCCCGGTGATCTTCACCGAGAAGGTCCCGGCACTGGGCACCACCGGAGACATCAACTTCGTCGACCTCAGCTACTACCTCATCGGCGACCGCCAGCAAGTCCGAGTGGACTCCAGTGAGCATTTTTTGTTCGCCAATAACCAGGTCGCTTACCGTTTAATTTCCAGGGTTGATGGTAGGCCATGGATTCAGTCAGCCTTGACCCCCCACAACAATGGACCGAGTTTAAGCCCTTTTGTCCAGATTCAGACCCGCTAAAGCGCTCTGACGCTGTACAATTGGGGGTATGCCAGGAAGAGCTAAATGCGAGCCCGGATGTGACTGCGAAAAGCACAACCGGCCCCGCATGTCCCCAGAGCAGGCCGCCGAAGCCACGCGTGAACGGGCTCGGCGCCACTACGAGAAGAACAAAACCAAGATCCTGGAGCAAGAGCGACAGGAGCGGGCTGATCCCATCAAGGGTGAGGCCAGAAGAAAGCGGGAACGGGAACGCATCGCCGCACTGCCCGAAGAGCGGCGGGAGCGCCAGCGTGAGATGACTCGCGACTGGTACCGGCGCAATCCTCGTTCCCCCGAAAAGAACGCGGAGTTGCACTACAAGCACCGCTACCGGATGACACCGGAGCAGCGAGAGGAGATGATCGCCATGCAGGAAAGCCGCTGTTACCTGTGCGGCGATCCGCTCCCCGAGGACCGGCGCAAGATCCATGTGGATCACGACCATTCCTGCTGCCCGGACAGGTCGTGCGGAAAGTGCGTTCGTGGCATCGCCTGCGATCCCTGCAACCGGGGGGTCGGGTACTTCGCCGATGACCCCGGCCGGATGGAACGAGTGGCCCGCAATCTGCGGGCGGCCAATGACCGCGTGCGTGCACAGAGGGATCGAGACGTAAGCGAGGTAGGGGTATGAGCGAGGCCCAGGTCCAGATCTCCGAGGTCACCCCCGAGCTGATCCGTGCGGCGATCAAGCGCGGTGATCGGCTGATGGTGTTCGACGGCGGGGAGCCGATCGCGCTGATCACGGGTGCGGCGGCGGAGCTCGGGCGGCGTAGGGATTTCTTCGTGCATTACCCGCATGAGGCGTCGGAGTGTTTCGGTACGTGCTGGCGGCACGACGGGCGCGCGGAGGCCGAGGCGGTCCCGGCCGGTTCCGGGCCGGTTCCGGTTCCCGCGTAGGCATGAGATGGCGTGGCGCAGCAGGTCGCGGCGCAGGGCGAAGAGGAGGGCGTATGTGCACCGGCGCGGATATCACATCCACCATCGGGTGCATCACCGCTTCCACCATGTGCGCTTCCACCACGTGCGCAAGCACAGGGTGCGGTTCCACCATGTCCGCAAGCACCACATCCGGTTCCACCACGTCCGTAAGCATCACGAGCGTCCGCATCACGAGCGCCGCAGGCACCATGCGCGGGCACACCGGGCGCGGCGTGCGAGGCGCCGCGCGATGGCCGCGCGGCACCAGCTGCACCGCCACCCCGGCCCGCACCGCCCGCGCACCGGGCATCCGCGGCACCGAGTGGTGGGGATCCGGCAGCACCGGGCGCACATGCGCCGGCGTTACCGGGCGCAGGTCGGGCGGCTGCGCAAGCCGCGCCACCACTACCGCCCGCAGGTGGGGCGCCTTAAGAAGCATCGCGGCTACCGGGCGCAGACCGGGAAGCTGCGCCGCAGGTGACAGGGCACCATCCGGGTAGCGGAAAGCCCCGGCGGCCGGTCCGGTCCCGGGTCCCTACCGTGAACGAGCAAGGCGGCATTGGCACCCCGCCCCAAGCATCCAGCCGCAGCAGGAGGAGGTACCCGTCATGGCGGGCATGGAGGGCTTGGGGCGCCTTTTCAACATCGTCCCGGTGGCCGTCGGTTTGTGGATCAACTACAAGGACTGCTCCGCGGTCACGTTCATCTGCACGTCCGCGGGCACCGGTAGCGCGTGGCAGGTGCAGGAGGCCAAGACCAGCGCGGGCGGTTCCGCGCAGGACATCGGCGCGGTCATCTCCCGCTACTACACGACCACGGACAACGACGGCTCGGTGGCGTGGACGAAGGTCACGCAGGCCGCCGCGGACGAGACCGGCACGATCGCGGCGGCCACGATCGCGGCGCTGTGGATTCCGGGTTCGCAGTTGGACGACGGGTTCGCGTATGTGGCGGTGACGGACGCGAACGCGCAGTCCGGCAGCGTGATCGCGATCCTGCACGATCTGACGGTGCAGCGCACGCCCGCGAACCTGTCCCTGCCGGGAGAGTGACCTGACATGGGCAACTTCATTCAGGGCACGCAGCTTCGCACGCTCAACCAGGGCTCGATCGTCACCAAGGCCGCGGCGAACCTGCCGCAGTCGGCCACCGCGACGCTGTACACGGTCGCGGGCGGCGCGGTGCTGGTCACCGGGCTGGTCGGGATCGTGACCACGGCGATCGCGTCGAGCGACCCGGTGCTGTCGCTGGGCACGGCGCCGACGGTGGGCACGGCGCAGACCTCCGGGATCGCGACCACCACTGTGCTGACGAGCGCTGAGGCCGGGACGCTGGTCTCGGTGGTGGGGGCCACGACGGGGCTTCCGACGGCGTTGGCGGTGATGGCGACGGCGGCGAAGGCGGGTTCGACGGTGTTTCTGGGGACGCCGTTCGTGGTGTCGGCGGGGACGATCACGTGGACGACGGGCGCGTCGAAGACGGGCGCGTTGAAGTGGTATCTGACGTACATCCCGTTGGATGACGGGGCGTCGGTGTCCTGATGGCGGAGCTGATGGGTTGCCTGGGCTGCGATGGCGTGTACGCGGTCGGGCTGCCCGTCTGCCCCGAGTGCGGGACGGTTTCGCCGAGGTTCGAGGGAGTGGAGGATCGGGTGCCGAAAGCTACGAGCGGTGGCGCGTCGAGCGCGTGGGAGGAGACGCCGGTGGCCGAGGCGCCGGCCGAGGCGTCCCCGGCGCAGGCCGCGCCCGAGCCGCCTGCGTATGTGGCGCGGGCTGCGGTGGTGGACGATCCGGTGACGCCTTCGGGCGACGAGGCGCCGGATATCGCCACCGGTTCCGGCATGGAGGTCTTGGCGGCGCCGGATGCGCCCGAGCCGCTGAGCCCTGCGGATGTGGCGGCGGGGTACACGGACCTGTCGTACGCCGAACTGCGCGCGGAGGCGAAGGCGCGGGGTCTGCCTGCGGGTGGCAGTGCGGTGGAGCTGGCGGCGCGGCTGTCGGAGCACGACGAGACGCAGGCCGCGAGCGACACTGCGGGGGCGGCCACGGAGGGCGGCGGCTGACATGGCGGGCGGGACGACGGGCTGGGACCTCTATTCGACGCTGGTGCAGCAGTCGGAGTATGCGTCCTACTACAAGTCGATTCCGCCGGTCGCGTGCCCGCACGACGGCACTCCGCTCAAGCCCGGTCCGCCGCAGCATCCGGGGGTGCTCTTCTGTCCGATGGGTGATTTCCGGTATCCGGACGATTACGACGCGGAAACGATGGCAGGCTACTGATATAAGATGACTACTACGCACCCCACGACTGCCACGCTCGCGAACGTCGCCTCGTCCGCGACGAACGTCACCCTGTTCGCCGCCGCGTCCAGCACCAACGCCCGCACGATCTACAACGACTCCACCGCCGTCCTGTACGTCAAGTTCGGCGCTACCGCCACGACCGGCAGCTACACGGTGCAGATCGCCGCCGGGGGCTATTACGAGTTCCCGCAGCCGCTCTACGCCGGGCAGGTCGACGGGATCTGGGCGTCCGCGAACGGCAACGCACGCCTGACGAGCTGGTGACGCGCCGATGCCGCTCTACAACCCAGGGATCGACTCCACCGGAGGCGCCATCTCCGGGAACCTCTCCGTCGGCGGCACGCTCGCCGTCGCGGGCGTCCTCTCTCCGGCTGACGGCGTGAACACCTCGGGATCAGCCCCGGCGATCACGCCCTCGTTCTCGAACGGCACTGCGGCGCAGCTCGCCGACACCACCCGCGACTACCTGGTGTACCTCCAGGTGGGCACCGCAGGCAGCGGGTTCACGCTTGCGATCGGGCCGACCAGCACCCCGGCGAACGCGATCGTCGGCGGCGTGACCCCGGTGGCGGGGGAGCTGTTCTCGTTCCGGCTTCCTGCGGGTTGGTATGTGAAGTGGGCGGGGACGCTCACGACGCTTGCCGACCAGATCGCGATCGGCTGCTGATGTGCACGGGCCGCAGGGGGGGATGGTGACCGGTGCCGCTCTACAATCCGGCGTCGTCCGGCGCCTCCTTCGGGCAGAACGACCTGGTCGGCGTCGGGCTGCTGTCGGGTTCGGCGACGTACGACACGGGCTATTCCTCGACGCAGTCGGCGGGGGACCTGGTGTGCTGCCTGGCGGTCGCGCCCAAGACGGTCGCGGTGTCGACGCTGGGTATCCAGGTCACCGGCGCGGGGGTCACCGGGTCGGGCACGAACGCGCTGGCGCTGTACACCGAAGCGGGCGTGTTGATCGACCAGACCGGCGACATGACCACCGCGTTCAGCTCGGTGCAGTACGCCGAGGGCGCGATGGGCGGTCCGCAGACGCTGACCGCGGGCACGAACTACTACTTGGTGGTGCTGTCGCATTTCAGCGGGACGGCGGTGAAGTTCGCGGCCACCGGGACCGTGAACACGAGCAACTTCCCGGCGCTGAACAGCCACTATGTGGCGGTATACAAGTCGGCGCAGGCCTCGATCCCGGCGAGTTTCACCCCGTCGAGCTATACGCTGAACTCGGGCCTGTACATCATGTACGCGCGGTGAGGTAGCCAGGCGCAGTTCAACAACTGAATACGAACTCCGCAGGCCACCCCTCCGGGGGTTCTCATGCGAGAAAGCAAGGCATAGCCATAAGGAGGTGAACGATGGTAGTCTCGCGTGCGACCTACGCGACCCGCGAGGAAGTCAAGTCGGCGCTCGACATCAAGCTGACCGCGCGCAACGACCCCCTGGTCGACACCGCGATCCAGGCCGCGTCCGACGACATCGACGGCCAGATGCACCGCGTGTTCTACACCACCCTCACGACGCGGTACTTCGACTGGCCGAACTGGCAGGCCACCTGGCCGTGGAAGATCTACCTGGACGCCTCCGAGGTCGCGAACATCACCACCGTCGCCCCCGTCGTCACCACCGGGGGCAGCTCGCCGCAGACGATCCCGGCCGGGAACGTGATGTGGCGCCCGGAGAACTACGCGCCGCCGTACACCTTCCTCGAGCTGGACCGCTCCACCTCGTCCGCGTTCGGCCTGGGGTCCACCCCGCAGCGCGACGTGCACGTCACCGCACTGTTCGGCTACCAGGACCTGTTCGCCCCGGCCGGCGCGCTCGCGGCCGCCATGTCGGACACGACGGGCACGACGGCGCAGGTGACCAATGGCGCGGCCGTCGGCGTCGGGGACGTGATGCTGGTGGACACGGAGCGGCTGCTGGTCACCGGGAAAACGGCGATCACCACCGGGCAGAGCCAGCAGGGCGCGGGGGTGTCCACGAACTCGAAGGCCGACAACGCCCTGACCGTCACGGACGGCACGAAGTTCTCCCCGCAGGAGACGCTGGTCCTGGACACGGAGCGCATGCTGGTCGTCGACGTGATCGGCAACGTGCTGTCCGTGATCCGCGGGTGGGACGGCACGACCCTCGCCGCGCACACGGGGGCGACGGTGTACGCGCTGCGGCAGCTCACCGTCACCCGCGGCGCGTTCGGGTCCACCGCGGCCACGCACTCGAACGCGGCGGCCGCGCAGATCGCCGCGGTACCCGGGCTCATCAAGGAGCTCGCGATCGCCGAGGCCCTGGTGAAGGTGACGCAGAAGGTCGGCGGGTACGCGGTCGAGCAGGGCTCCGGGTCCTCGAAGGTCGCGCACATCGGCGTCGGCCTGGACGACCTGCGCGCCGCCGCCTACGAGGCGTTCGGGCGCAGCGCGCGATCGAGGGTGGTCTGAGTGGCGTTCGACTTCCAGGCGCTGATCGACGCCGTCGCGTCGCACGCCGAGACCACCGGGGAGTTCGAGAACCCGGTGCCCACCCACGAGCCCAAGGCCAAACCCGGCGCCGGCATGACGTGCTCGGTGTGGGTGGACGAGATCGCGCCGATCGCCGCCGCGTCCGGGCTGGCGTCGGTGACGGGCCTGGTGACGATGGCGCTGCGCCCGCAGACCCCGTTCCTCCAGCAGCCCGCCGACCAGATCGACCCGCTGATCATGCGGGCGGTCGGGGCGCTGATGACCGCGTTCGCGGGCAACTTCCAGCTGGGGCTCGCCGTGCCGGGGGTGCGCAACGTGGACCTGCTCGGGGCGCATTCGCAGGGCCTGCGGGCGAAAGCGGGATATGTGAACCAAGACGGCACGATTTTTAGAATTATGGACGTGCTTCTCCCCATTGTTGTTAATGACTTGTTTAGGGAGGCGCCCTGATGGCCAACTCCATCCACGTCGTCGCCAGGGGGCCGCTGTTCGACGGCGTCGCCAAGCACGAGCTCCCCGCCGCGGTCGCCGCGGTGCAGCACGAGGTCGCCTCCTACGCCGAATACCAGTGGCAGGCGAACATGTACGGCTCGTTCCAGAACGCGACCGGCCGCTACCAGTCGCACGTGAACATCGCGCAGCGCGGCCCCGACCTGGTGGTCAACGACGGCTACCCGGGCTCGGGGCTGCTGTACGGGCCGTGGCTGGAGGGCGTGGGCACCCGCAACAAGACGACCCGGTTCAAGGGCTACTTCGCGCTGCGCCGGGCGCGCAACTCGGTCGCGCAGAAGGTTCCGGCGATCGCCGCACCGGTGATGCGCGCCTTCACCGCACGAGCGAACGGAGCCTGACCCGTGCCGAAGATCAACGGGCTCGGAGATCAATTCCTTGTCGCGGGCTACGACCTGTCCGGGGACATCGCCAGCCTCGAATCCGTCGCACAGCCCCTCGCCGTCATCGACGACACCGCGATCAACAAATTCGCCCACGAACGCCTCGCCGGGCTGCAAGACGGCGCCCTCGCGTTCACCACCTACTTCAACCCCACCGCCGGACAGCAACACAAGGTGCTGTCGGTGCTGCCGCGCACCGACGTGCACATGATGTACCTCAACAACCCCGCCGTCGGCTCCCCCGCCGCCGCGCAGATCAGCAAGGAGACCGACTACGCGCCCAAGCGCGGCAACGACGGCTCCCTGACCGTCACCGTCAACGGGCAGGCCAACAGCTTCGGCCTGGAGTGGGGCAACCAGCTCACTGCCGGCGACCAGGCCCTGGCGTCCACGCTGACCGGCAACGCGTCCGGGTTCGAGGGCGGCATCGCGAACTGGACGGCGGTCACCAACTGCGCGGTCGCGCAGAGCGCGGCGCAGGCGCACACCGGCACCAAGTCCCTCGCGCTGACCTCCACCGGGGCCGGGGACATGGTGGCGGAGTCCTGCGCCGCCGGGTCGATCACGACGCAGGGCTTCGCGGTCGTCCCCGGGCAGATGGTCTCCGCGCAGGTGTGGATCCGCACGGCGGTGTCGGCGCGCACGGTGTCGATCGGCTGCCACTGGTTCACCTCCGGCGGGGCGTCGGTGTCCACGACCTACGCCACCGGCGTCGCGGACGCCTCCGGGTCGTGGACCGTGGACCCGGGGGTGCTGACCGCACCGGCCACTGCGGCGTTCTACTCGGTGTCGGTCAAGGTCGCGGCGACGGGCGCGGGCGCGGAGGTGCACTACGTCGATGACGTGCTCGCGTTCACGCTGCCGGGCTCGTACGACACCTTGGCGTCGGCGGCGTTCGGGGCGCAGGCGTACTTGCAGGTGACGGCGTTCACGGGAACGGATATGACGGTCGCGGTGTACGACTCGGCGGACAACGTGTCGTTCGCGGCGGTCGCGGGGCTGGCGTTCGCGCAGACGGTCGCGGCGAACACGGTGCAGCGCATCGTCCTGGGCAACACGTCCACGGTGCGCCGGTACGTCGCGGTCGCGGTCACCACCGCCGGCGGGTTCACCGCCGCGACGCTGGCGGTGTCTTTGACGAAGAATCTGGTCGCGGGGACGGCGTTCTGATGCAGATGCAGCAGCAGCCCTCCCGGCCGTGGCAGCCCGCTGCGGGGCCGGAGGCGTACAAGACGTACCGGATGTTCTCGCCGCCCGAGAATCGGCGCCGGGCGACCTGCGAGGAGGTGGGGTGCGAGCGGTGGGAGCACGGGTGGCTCACGGCGCTGGACGTGTCGGATCCGAAGGCGGCTGAGGCGGCGAACTGGATCCGGATGAAGTCCGGGCGCAGGTTCACGGTGACCGAGGTCGGTACGGCGGTCACGTTCACGTTCCCGGCGGGGCAGTCGTGTTTCAAGCCGCACACGGTGCCGGACCGCCCGTTCATCCTGCTCGTGCAGGGCGGGGACTGGCGCGGCAATCCGCGGCGCGTTCCGACGGTGCGGCATTCCACGATGGATGACTGGGTCGACGACTTCGCCACCAACCAGCAGGCGATCCGCGACCGCATAGAAAGGGGTTAACGTGAAGGTCACCGGCCTCGGAGCGACCGTGACAGTGGGTGACGTAACCAACACGGGCCAGAACATCACCACGGACGTCACCGACTACCAGTTCTCCACCCCGTACGGGGTGCAGGACACCACCGGCGTCGGGAAGCTCGCGCACGAGCGGCTGCTGCTGCTGGAGGACTTCTCCGTCACGCTCAGCGGCGTGTTCGACCCCGGGGCGTCGCTGGCGCACGTGGTGTTCTCCAGCAACAAGCGGGTCGTGCGCTCGGTGGTGATCATCAACGAGACCACGTCCAGCTCGACGATGACGGTGAACTGCCTGTTCACCGACTACCAGGTCAAGCGCAACAACACGGGCGAATTGACCTACTCTGCGCCCGGCGTCCTCGCCGACGGCGTCGCACCGGCATGGACATAAAGGAATAGATATGGGTTTCGAGCTCCCCGAGAACGTCTACAGGCTCACGTTCGCCGACCCCCCCTACGCGGGACTCGAAGTGACCCTGCGGGGTTTCAGCATGGGCTACGTCTTGGCGTCCAGGGCCGCGGCGAGGAGCGGCGGCGACAACGGCGCCGATCCCGTCGCGGAGGAGATCGACCTGCTCGTCGAGAGCATCGAGGGCTGGAACGCCGAGAAGGGGGGCGTGCCGGTGCCCCCGACGCGGGAGAACATCCTGGCGCAGGACCCGAAGATGGTCAAAGCGATCATCAGGGAGTGGATGGCGGCCGTCACCGGAGTGCCGGCCCCTTTGGACGGCGCATCGACCTCTGGCGAGCCGTCCCCGGAGGCGTCGATTCCGATGGAAACACTGTCACCGAGCCCCCCGAGCTAAGGCGCGCCGAGTTCATCCTCGGCGTCTGCCAGCGCTTCGGCACCCTGCCGTGGCCCGGGTCGCTCATGGAGCAGCCCGCCGAGTTCCTGCAACTTCTGGCCATCGAGGCACGAGGGAGGCCTGATGCCGGTGACGGCTACTGAGCCCCCCCGCGCGCACCGCCGGGGGGTGCTGTGAACCTTATCGAGATCGTCGTCACGGCCAAGGACATGGCCGGCGCCACCCTGGACGAGGTGGACGCCAAGGGGAGCAAACTCGGCCGGTCGCTGGGTGCGATGGGCATGATCGGCGCCACGGCCCTGGCGGGCATCGCCGTCGAGTCGGTGAAGATGGCCACCACGTACGAGTCGGTCACCACCCGCCTGGTGACCTCGGCCGGCGAGCAGAACAGCAACCTGAAGATGGTCCAGGAGGGGATGCTGGACATGGCCGGGCAGGTCGGGGTCTCCGCGACCGACCTGGCGAAGGCCATGTACTACGTGGAGTCGGCCGGGTTCCACGGCGCGGACGGCCTGACGGTGCTCAAGGCGGCCGCTCAGGGCGCTGCCGCTGAGGGCGCCGATACGACGACGGTCGTGCAGGCGATGACCGATGTGCTGGTGGACTACCACCTGAAGGCGTCGGACGCGGCAAACGTCACCTCGAAGATGATCACAGCGGTCAGCTTCGGGAAGACTTCGCTCCAGGACTTTTCCAGCGCCTTCTCCAACATCGTCCCGGCCGCGTCGGCCGCCGGGATCTCGTTCAACGACGTCGCGGGCGCCCTGGCGGAGATGACCAACCACGGGTTCACCGCGCGCCGGGCGTCGACAGACCTGGCGCAGGCGCTGCGGTCGCTGCTGAACCCGACGGGGCCGATGACGGCGGCGTTCGTGGAGTTCGGGGTGTCGTCGGACGAGTTGAAGGCGAAGCTGGCCGGCCCGAACGGGCTCACCGACGCCATGGAGTACCTGTCGCAGAAGGCCGAGAAGGCGGGCAAGGAGGGCACCCCGGCATTCGCCGCCGCTTTGAAGCTGCTGATGGGCACGGCGCCGGGGGCGAACGCGGCCCTGGCGACGGTCGGCGAGAACTTCGACGCCACCTCGAAGGCGATCGCGGGGATCGGTACGGCGTCGGCGGACGCGTCGGGCAACGTCCAGGGCTTCGCGGAGATTCAGAAGACCCTCAAGCAGCAGCTCAAAGAGGTCGAAGCCGAGGCACAGTCGCTGGGCATCCGCCTCGGCGACTTCCTGATCCCGCAGCTCTCGAAGCTGCTCACGTTCGGCACGAACGCGTTCAGCGGCATCGCGTCGGGATTCAGCGGCGCCGCGACGAAACCGGTCGCGCATCCGAACGCGGGCAACGCGTTCCTCAACCAGGAGCTGGCGACGCCGCCGCCGCTCACGGGCTGGCAGCGGTTCGGCCAGACCGTGCACCAGGTGCTCACCGACATCGAGCAGGGCGCCGTGCGCCTGGAACCGGTGGGCAAGGACCTGCTGCGGTTCGGCGACGAGGTGTGGCAGGGACTGACGAAGCTCGCACCCGCGCTGGAACCGACGGCGGCGCTGCTGGGCGGCACGATGTTCGTGGCGCTCGAAGCGGTCGGCAAGGTGCTCGCCGACGTGGTCGGGCCGGCGTTCAAGGACTTCGCGCAGTTCCTCGATGACCACAAGGCCCTGATCGAATTTTTCGCCGGCACGGTCCTGGGCGGCCTGATCGTGAAGATGACGATCCTGGGCGGCATCAAGGCCGCGCAGGGAGTGGTCGGCCTCGCGACCTCTATCGCGCAGTTCCCCCTGAGCCAGGCCGGGCAGATCAAAACGGCGTTCGACGGGCTGAAGGCCGCGTGGTCCGGCAAGGAGGCCGCCGAGGGCGAGCAGGCCGTGCAGGGCCTGGCGGGGGCGTTCGGGGACCTGAAGGCCAAGGCGTCCGGGGTGCTGGACAAGATCCTGCCCGACTCCGGGAAGCTGGCCGGGCTCTCGCAGATGAGCAGCGACTTCGAGGCCGTCAAGATCGAGGCGCAGGCCGCCGACGAGCAGATATCGCTGTTCGGCGTCACCGAGCAGGGAATCGTCCAGGTCGCCGCGCACCAGCAGTTGGGGCTGTTCGAGCAGGACCTGAGCGACATCGAGACCGAGGCCGCCAACGTCACCGGCGGCCTGGGGAAGGCGGAGGAGGCTTCGACGAGCCTGGCGGGCAAGCTGGGCAAATTCGCGATGACCGGCGGCGTCATCGGCGGGGTGCTCGTCGGCCTCGGGATGCTCGGCAGCTACCTCGGGAACCTCGCGGGCGTGGGCGACCATACCGCGCAAAGCCTCGACCAGTTGCAGAGCCAGCTCCAGCTCGCCGGCAGCGGCTCGATCCAGGCCGACCAGCAGTTCACGAAGATGGCTGTGGGCATGGCGATGGCGCAGACGGCGATCAGCCAGCTGCACGGGGGCGTCGAGGCCTTCGGGAAGGGGAACGACCAGCAGGTCCAAGGGCTCAAGGACGTGGACACCGCGCTGGCGAACCTGGTCACGGGCGGCCACCTCGACCAGGCGAAGGCCCAGTTCGCCGATATCGCGGGCGCCCTGCAGAAGCAGGGCATCGACGCCTCGAGCGCGGCGGCCGACTTCCCGGCCTACGAACAGGCGGTGAAGAACGCGGGCGACGCGGCGCAGACGACCGACGGGCAGCTGTCCTCGATGCAGGCGTCGCTGAACGAGAATCAGGCCCTGACCGTGTTCAACAGCGACCTGGGGACGCTGACGGACCAGCTCAAGGCCAGCGGCAACTCGATGGACGCCACGACGCAGGTCGGGCAGCAGAACCAGCGCATGTTCGAGACTCTCTCCCAAGACGTGATCAACTACTACCAGCAGCAGCGCGCCGCCGGGGGCGACACGAACACCGCGACGACGATCATGTCGGCGCAGGCGCAGCAGATCGAGAAGCTGGGCGTGCAGTTCGGGATCTCGAAGAACGTGGTGGACCAGTTCCTCGGGAGCCTGTCGGGTATCAAGCCGTTCTACAGCTTGACGGTGACGGCGAACGTGGGGCCTGCGGAGCAGGTTTTGAACGGCCTCGTGCAGCGGATCAACGACTCGACGGGGACCGTGCAGATCTACGGTTCGTCGGTGGGGCCCGGCACGGGGGGGCGCGCGTTGGGCGGTATGGCGCACGGTGGTGTGGTGGGCGCCGCCGCGTCGGGTGGTGCGCGGGGGAGTTGGACGATGGTGAATGAGCAGGGCGGGGAGTTGGTGCACCTGCCGACGGGGGCGACGGTGTATTCGAGCCCCGATTCGCAGCGGATGCTCGCCGGCGCGGGTGGTTCCGGTGGCGCCGGCGGTGGCGGGGTGATGCAGCTCGAAGTGCTGCCCGGGGGGGCGTCGGCGTTCGAGCAGTTCATGGTGATGGCGCTGCGCCAGTGGGTGCGCGCGCGTGGGGGCAACGCGCCGGACAGCGTGCAGAAAGTCCTCGGGCAGAACTTCTAAGGAGTCACGGATGGCCTACTACAAGGTGTTCAACGTCGCGCAGCCGACCATCGCCGCGCCCGCGGCGGTCGCGACCGGCACGACGATCAAAACAATGCTGCAACTCACCTCCCCGACGAAGAACCTTCAGGTCGTCTCGTGGGGATACACGATCTCGGCGCTCCCCGGCGGCATCGGGGTGTTCGAGCTGATCCAGACGGACGTCGCGGCGACGGTGACGGCGCACGTGGCCTCCGGGATCGTCGGCCTGGACCCGAACGGCTCGACACCTACCCTCACGGTGGGATCGGTGACGGGAACCGGGTACACGGCCAGCGCGGAGGGGACCGTCACCGCGACCCGGCTGTTCGACGTCGACCAGATCCCGACCGCGTCCGGTTTGGTGCCGATCAACTACGACTACCAGTTCGTTCCCGACGAACGGCCCGTGTGCGCCGCCGGGAAGTTCCTGCGGGTGCGCGTGACGACTCCGACGTCGGGGACGAACATGCTCTGCTGGGTCACCGTCAACGAGATCTGATACCGAAGGAGAACCATCGTGTGGGTGGAGACGATCGACGGGAACTACCTGAACCTCGACCAGGCGCAGAAGGTGTTCGCGGCGGACCAGGGCGACGGCGTGGTGCTGATCATCGCGACCGTGGGGGGGTCCGAGGGTGTCTTGCAGACGTCCTCGGTGTTCGCGACGGTCGCCGATGCGCAGGCCGCGATCCGGGCGATCGTGTCCGGCACCACGCTGACCAACTGACATGGGGTCGGTCGCGCCGCTGGTCTCGTCGTGGGCGAGGCGTCCCGCGCCGGGGTACGTGTACGCCCCGGCGCCGACGCGCGGCTCGGCGCCCGCGCCGCAGGGCCCGACCGACCCGATCGGCCTCGGGGCGGAGATCTACCTCGGCGGTCTGGGCTGGACGGACATCAGCCCGTTCGTGCTGTACCGCGACTCGTCGCAGTTCGTCTCGATCGGCCGGGGGCGCCCGAACGAGGCCTCCAGCACCGTCTCACAGCCCCAGACGTGCCAGTTCCAGCTGAACAACCGCAGCAACCAGTTCAGCCCGCGCAACCCCGCCGGCCCCTACTTCCAGCTGATCGGGCGCAACACCCCGATCCGGTTCTGGCGGATGCAGAACGGCATCCGCCGCTACCGGTTCGCCGGGGAAGTGGTCGAGTGGCCCAGCACCGCGGACCTGTCCGGCACCGACGTGTGGACCTCCGTCACGGCGGCCGGGATGCTGCGGCGCCTGAGCCAGGGCACCGCGCCGACGTTCTCCTCCATGTACCGCGCCTTCATGAAGGTCGGCGGCCTGCCGAACGTGGTGGCGTACTGGCCCTGCGAGGACGGCGCGAGCGCCCAGCAGATCGCCTCGGCCCTCTCCGGCGGCTCGCCGATGAAGGTCGTAGGCTCCCCCGCGTTCGCCGGCGACAGCTCCTTCGGGTGCTCCAAGGCGCTGCCCGTCCTGAAGAGCAGCACCTGGAGCGCGCCCGTGCCCTCCGGCGTCACGTGGACCGACAACGTGGTCAGGTTCCTGGTGAAGATCCCGTCCGGGGGCGACACGAACGGCGCGGTGGTCGCCCGGTACTACACCACCGGGACCGTGGCGCGGGTGGACCTGATCTACAACACGGCCTCCAACGGCACGTTCACCATCGCGGGCTACAACGCCGCGGGAGTGCAGACGACCGCCACCATCGCTTCCCCGGGCCCGGACGGCTCCGGTTTCAACGGCGTGCTGGCGCACGTCTCGATGGACCTGCGCACGGGCATCAGCGGCGTCACCGCGCAGGTGAACACGGTGTCCAACGGCACCGAGGCGCTGAGCGGGTCGGCCCTGACGCTCACCGTCGGGGCGGTGCAGACCGTCGTGATCGATCCGAACGCGAACCTGGCCGGGACCGTGGTCGGGCACGTCAGCGTGCAGAACGTGGAGGCGAACATGGTGGCGCTGCTCGAGCCGCTGCAGGGGTGGAACTTCGACAGCGCCCCCGGCCGGCTGGAGCGGCTGTGCGTCGAGGAGGGCGTGAACCAGGTCTCGGTGTACGGCGACGATCCGAACGACGCGTCCCTGATGGGCTTCCAGGACGTGGACACGTTCCTGAACCTGGTGCAGCAGTGCGCGGACGTGGACGCGGGCACGCTGTTCGAGGCGCGCGACCAGGTGGCCCTGGTGTACCGGGAGCGGTTCACGCTCTACAACCAGGGCACCGCGTACGGCCTGAGCCCGTTCCAGCTGACCCTGGACTTCGCGCAGAACCAGCTGAGCGCGCAGCCGCAGCCCCAGGACGACGACGCATACGCCCGCAACGACGTCACGGTGGCGCAGCTGGCGGGCTCCTCGGCGCGGCAGGTCCTGAACGACGGGTCGGCGCTGTCGATCTCGCCGCCGCCGGCCGGGGCGGGCGAGTACGCCACCACGTACACGATCAACATCGGCCCCGACGGGCAGTTCGCCGGCCAGATGTCGATCGCCGACCACGCGGGGTGGCGGCTGCACCTGGGCACGGTGAACGAGGCGCGCTACCCGCAGGTGTCGGTCAACCTGCGGCACCCCACGTTCACCGGGAGCCTGGACCTGATGAACGCCGCCCTGTCGGTGGACGTCGGGGACGTCATCGTGCTCAACAACCCGCCGGCACGGCTGGGCCCGGACCCGATCCGGCTGGTCATCCTCGGGCACAGCGAGACCATGGGGACCTGGGAGCACGACATCGTGTTCAACTGCGCCCCCGAGTCCCCGTACCGGGTGATGGTGCTGGACGATCCCGTGCTGGGGCGCGCGGACACGGACGGCTCGACGCTCGCCGCCGCGTACCCGCTGGGCACGGAGACGACGCTGCTGGTCGCGACCGCGAACGCGAACTCGCCGCTGTGGACCACGAGCGCGGGGGATTTCCCGTTCGACGTCGCGGTCGGTGGGGAGCGCATGACGGTCACGGACGTCACCGGGGCGTCGTCGCCTCAGGCGTTCACCGTTACGCGGTCGGTCAATGGTATTATAAAGTCCCAGACGGCAGGAACCGATATCCGTCTATTTCAGCCGGCAATCTTAAGCTTGTAAAGGCTATCGATGGGCATCGCAGAACGCTTCTGGAGTAAAGTGGACACCTCGGGTCCTTGCTGGGAATGGACCGCCGCGAAACAGCTAGGTTACGGGGTGTGCTGGAACGGTGTCCGCACGATGGGAGCGCACCGCTGGGCATGGGAATATCTAGTAGGTCCGATACCTGAAGGCCTTGAGATCGATCACCTATGCCGTAATCGGGCGTGCGTTAATCCGGATCATCTCGAGCCAGTCACACATGAAGAGAACGTGCGGCGAGGTGCTGGGGGATGGAATACCGCGGCCGTGACGCACTGTCCCCAGGGGCATGAATACTCCGGCGACAATGTTTTCGTGAGCCGAGGCTCTCGGCGTTGTCGAAAATGCGCCAGAGAAAGAGATCGGGAAAAATATGTGCCAGTCCCCCGCCAAGAGCCGACGCATTGCCCTCAGGGGCATGAATATAACGAAGAGAATACGGGGTGGAAGAAGGGAAAGCACAGATGGTGTCGCGCCTGCGACCGAGCTCGCTATATCGCCCATCCTCTGCCAAAGGTCGCGGAGTGCCCGAGGGGGCATCCATACAGCGGGGAGAATCTGGTGATCGACTCGGCGGGCTACCAGCGATGCCGGAAGTGCGAGCGGGAGCGCTCGCGTCGGCGATCCAAGACCGCGAGTCTGTGAGGGGACCATGGGGTATGTAGCGGGCCAGCGGGTCACCGCGGCCGAGTTGAACGTCGTGCCGCTGGTCCCGGTCGCGCCGACGACCACGGCCTCCAACAGCACCACGACGTCCGGGACCACCGATACCCGGGACGACGCGTTGGGCACCTACCAGTTCGCGGCGGTGGCGGGGACGCGGTATCTGGCGATGCTGAACAACGCGTTCGGTTCCGCCAGCGTCGTGGCGGACCTGTACACGATCCGTATCAGGGATTCCGGGAGTTCCTCGGCGCCGACGACGTCGAGTACGGCGGTGGCACAGGCCCAGTGGTATTGCGTGGCGACCGGCGGGGCTGGGCAGACGGGGTTCGCGTTGCAGGCTTCGTTCCTGGTCGCGGCGAGCGGTGTGCATACGCTGGCGGTGTTCGCTCAGCGTGCTGCGGGCAGCGGCACGTTCAACGTGGTGTCGGGGGCGCTGATGCGGGAGCTACTGGTGGTGGCTGTCGGGAACGTTTGACGGGCGCGCTATGGGAGGGGGGACGCGTCGAGCCATCGGGCCGCGTCGGCGATCGTGTGCTGGGAGCCGAGCGCGATGGCGGTGAGGGCGGCTGCGGTGGGGGCGGACAGGCGTAGGGCGTTGAGCGTGATGGTGGCGGCGGCGCGCAGGACGGCGGCGGTGCGTCTGATCAAGGGTGTTCTCTCGTGTCGGGGGTCGGCGGCGTGTTCAATGAGACATGTGCGGCGGACGCGGTGCAAGCGCAGGGCTTCCGATAAGGGGTGGTGGGATGGCGCAGGACGTGTTGCCGGGGCTCGGCGATATCGGGATCGTGACGGTGCGCGGCGCGGGCGGCTGGCTGGTCGGGCTGGGCGAGCGGCTGGCGGGCGGGGGGCGCAACACGAGGTGGCGGCACGCGTTCGTCGTCACGGGGGTGGGGGTGGCGCGGGAGTTGACGCGGATCGTGGAGGCGGAGCCTTCGGGGGCGCGGGAGTCGGCGCTCTCGGAGTATCCGCCGGGTGCGGTGTTGTGGCTGCGCTGCCCGGATCAGTATCGGGAGGGCGTCGCTGCGGCTGCGTCGGCGATGGTCGGGACGAAGTATTCGTGGCTCGACTATGTGGCGGTGGCGTTGCACCATTGGGGCATCAACGCCGGGTGGCTGGAGCGGTATGTGGGGGCGAAGGGGCACGAGATGTGCAGTGCTCTCGCTGATGAGGCGGCGCGCAGGGGTGGCTGGCATCTGTTCGGCGCGCAGGCGGTTCCGCCGTCGGCGGGTGTTTGGGCTGGTGATGTGATGCCGGCGGATTTGGCTGCGCTAGCGGAGAAGCAGGGAGACGCGGCATGACCCTTGAAGACCTCTCGGTTCTGGACGCGCACAAGGCGGCGAGGTTCGCTCCGGGCTATCCGCCGCTGGTCAGGACGTTTTACAGCCCAGTCGACGATGTCCATGCGGCCCTCGTGGATCTGATCAAGTCGGCGCGCACGAGCCTGGTGGTTGCGGTCTACGGCTTCGATGATGACGAGCTGGCCGAGGCGTTGCACGAGAAGCTGGACGACGAGCGCGTGTTCGTGCAGCTCACGCTTGATTCCAGCCAGGCGGCCGGGGTGCACGAGCGGGCGCTGTTGGCGAAGGACGCGTTCCCGTCGAACTCGGTGGTGGCCGGGCGCTCGGAGAAGGGCGCCATCATGCATCTTAAGATGCTTATTGTCGATAGCTTGGATGTGGTGACCGGTTCGACGAACTGGTCCACGAGCGGCGAGTCCCTTCAAGACAATCAACTCACTGTCATCAGAGACCCGCTGGTAGCGGCCGAGGCCCGCACCCGGGTTGACATGATTCATACGCATATGCTCACGGCTGCGGCGAAGAAGTGACCGCGGTCCTGTCGTATCTGAACCGGGACTTCTGGGGCCCGGTGTGGCCGAACCTGGTGGCGTCGGTGTTGTGGGCGGCTCCGGCGTTCACGGTGCACCACCGGTTGATGCGTAGGCATACGACGCGGGAGATCGACCGGCAGACCCGGGAGTTGAAGGCGCACATGGACAAGATGGGCGCCCCGTGACCACCATCGCGTACCCCGACGTCTCCAACTACGAGGGCCCGATGCCGCTTCAGGCCGGGACGGTCGCCGTGTGCGCGAAGGCGACCGAGGGCACGGGCTTCGTCGACGAGCAGTACGCGCACTTCAAGGCCGAGGCGACGCGGGTCGGCGCGGTGTTCTTCGCGTACCACTACCTGCATCCCGGGGGCGGCGCGGCGCAGGCGCGGTTCTGCTTCGGCGTGGTGGGGCGCGGGGTGAACGTGATGATCGACCACGAGCCGACCGGCGGCGTGATGCCCAGCTTGCAGGACGCGGTCGACTTCGCGGTGCAGCTGCGTTCGCTCGGCGCGCTGTGCACCCTGGACTACCTGCCGCACTGGGGGTGGCAGCAGCTGGGGTCGCCGTCGCTCGCGCCGCTGGCGTCGGCCGGCCTGTCGCTGGCGTCGAGCAGCTACACGGCGTACTCGGACACGGGTGTCGGGTGGCAGTCGTACGGCGGGATGTCGCCGGTGACGTGGCAGTGGACGGATTCGCAGCCGTATTCGGGGACCCACGTGGACTTCAACGCCTACCGTGGGACGTTGGACCAATTCCGGGCGCTGCTCGGGCTGAAGACACTGGAGGCTGACATGGCGCTGACGGTCGCCGATGCGAACCTGGTAGCCGATTATGTCCTGAACCGCCCGCTCGGGGAGATCGACCTCGCCGGGCATCTGACCGGGCAGCAGCTGAGCCTGGGGCATCTGGTCGCGCAGGCGCATGCCGACCTGGACGGCAAGCTTGACGCGTTGGGCGTGAAGGTGGACGCGGCGAACACGGCGCTCGCGGCGCTCAAGCTGGGTGGTGTGGATCTGGCGGCGCTGGAGTCGCTGATCGAGGCGCATCTCGCGGCCGGTTCGGTGCCGTCGGTGATCGCTGCGGCGGTGGCGAAGCATTTCGGCGCGGACCTGACCGCCGGGGGCTGACGTGGGCGTCCTTGGCGACCTGGAGTCGGTGGAGGCGGATCTGCGGGTGGAGTTCGTGCGTTCGCATGTGCGGGCGCACGTGAAGCAGTTCGCGGGGCTGTTCGCCGGGGCGCTGGCGGTGTCGCTGGCGTCGGGGGGCTGGCATGTGGCGGGGTGGGCGGCTCTAGGTTCGCTGGCGCTGGCGGCTGCGGGTGCGGCGGCGCGGCAGGTGTGGCCGCAGGTGCCGTGGCCGGCGGTGCTGGCGGTGGTGCGCGACGCGCAGGACGTCGCGGACCGTCCGGCGCGCCCCGTCGCGGCCCTGTCGACGCCGACGATCCAGGCGCCCACGGCGCCCCCTGGGTCGTGAACGCGGGGCCGCTGCTCGGGCCTTCCGGGCGCCGCGTGGGGTTGCGGGTGGTGCTGCGGCGCCAGTGCTATGAGGCGGGGGCGGCGGTGGCGTGCCTGTCGGGGGCGGTGGAGGCGTTCACGGGGCGCGGGAGCACGGTGGCGGCGCTGGTGTTCCCGTGGTGGGGGCTGCGGTTGGCGGGGTTGATGCTGGCGGGGGGCGGTGCGTGTACGTTGGCGGGCCTGGGTGGGGCGGGTCTTCTGGTGGACGACGTGCGGCGGGTGCTGGCGCGGCGGGTGGAGCAGTTGGGGCAGTTCGTGCAGGCGATTCTGCTGGTGGTTCTCGGGGCTGGTGCGTTGTCGCGGGGTTACAGTGGTGTGATCTTCGGTGCGGTGTTCTGCGGTGTGGGGGTGGGGGCGTTGGTGAGGGGTTGGGAGATCTCCAAGTCGTTCGCCGACGCGGGGAAGCTGCTGTGAGCGGGGACAACTGGACGGCGGTCGGCGTGGTGCTGGCGCTGGGCGGTACCGCGCTCAATTTCGCGCGTGCGTGGCGCAAGCGGGAGCGCGATGCGGCGGCGGCTCCGTTCCTGGCGGGGCATGAGGCGGTGGAGGCGGCGAAGGACGCGCTCGATCTGAGGAAGGCGGAGCTCGCGGAGCTGCGGGGGCAGCGGGAGAAGTTGCAGCAGGATCTGGCGCAGGCGTTGGCGGACAACAGGGCGCAGGCGACGCAGATCACTGATCTGTATGTGAAGTTGGGTACGGCGAACGGGGACAACGCGGCGTTGCAGCGGCAGGCTGATCTGGCGCGGGAGCGTGAGGAGCATGATCGGGCGCGGATCGCGGAGTTGGAGGCGTCGGTGCTGGATTTGCGTAAGCAGCTCGGGATGGGGATTCCGTAGGCCGGTGGGGGGTGCGGGTTGAGCGTGGGGCTGCGGGGGGATTGTGGGGGTGTGAGCGAGTCGTCGCAGGAGGCGTTCGAGCGGGGGCACCGTGCCGGGGGCGTTGAGGCGCAACTGGCCGAGCACCAGAAGCACCTACAGACGATCAACGGGTCCATCGACCGGGGTGTGGACGGCCTCGCCAGTGTGAATCTGACGGTGCAGCACATGTATGACGAGCTGACGGCGAAGTTGGACACGGTGATCGCGACTGCGAAGGCGGCGGCGGATACCGTGGTGGCGACGGCTGAGGCTTTGCGTCAGCAGGGTGAGGCTCAGCGTACGGCGGATCAGGATGCGACGACGAAGTCTGATCGGTCGTGGACGCCGTTCACGCGGTTTTTCGCGGTGTTGGCGGCGACGGCGACGGGTGTGGTGATCTGGGCGACGCTGTTCCGGCACCACTGAGCGCGCAAGCTGAGCCTGGGCCCGACGGGGGGTCTAGGGGCCTTTCCTCACTGCGCTTTTGCCGTTCCTATTCGCTCCGAGGCGCTGTGTGCTCGCAGCCGTCTGGCGTGAATGAGACGTGCACCCATCCGGACGCCTCGTCCGTCTCGCCACGCTTGATCGTGTACCCGTTGTTCATGGCGAGTAGGTCGAGCTGGTCGAGGATAGGCGCCTTGACCCAGCGTTCGGCGGGGGAGGCGCCGATGGTGCGCAGCAGCCGCATCTCTGTGTGCATGACGCCGCAGTCGAAGCCGCCCACGAATGCCGCGTCGTCGTAGGGTCCTCCGGCGCTGGCGCAGACGGTGAAGGGTACGGCGAGGCTGAGTGCGTCGGGGTTTTCGTTGTCGGTCATGCGCTCAGGGTGACATATCGTCGGCCGCTTTCGAGTCGGCGATTAGCTTCGCCTTCCGCGCAGCCTTGAATCTCTGGTCTGCGGCGCGCTTACAGATCTTGCAGTCACGGCTGTTGTCGGGCCTACGGTATGTGTTCTCTTCGTCGTAGGGATGGCCCTGCCAGCAGTGGGTTTTCCTGGCACGGATCGCGCTAGGCCCACGGCTTCGTAGCATGTTGGTCTGATGCGTGACAGCTTCCAGGTGCTCCGGGTTCACGCACAGGCGATGCGGACACGCGGGGCCGCCTGGGCAATCGGCATCCCGCGTATGGCAAAGGTGGTCGATCTCCAGGCCGTCGGGGATCACGCCAACAAATATCAGATAGGAGGCAACATGCGCACTCCGGAACTTACCCTGGAACCGGAATCTCCCATAACCCTCGGGGCTCGGCTTGTCGGTCCAGATCCAGCAGCCATCCGTCTTGACTACTTTCGACAGGAAGCGATCCCTGGGAGTGCGCAACTCGGTAGAACCGGTAAGCCTCCAGCGGCCGTAGTGTTTAGAGCACATCCTGCGAGCTAGAACCGGGCTGTCGCAGCCGTCGATTTCGCATGTACGCTGAGCCATGAGGCCCCTCCCACTAGGCGGTCTCCATCCCCCGGGCCGTTGACGCGGCTGCGGGGGTTTTACTATAACGATCTTACCAGTAGGCACCCCCCGGGACAGAGCGGAACGCCCCGCGTCCTGGATGGATGCGGGGCGTTCGCTGGGTGTGCCGTCGCCGCCCTAGATCACGGACCAGACAACACCCTCGTGGACGGGGGCCGAGAGCGCCCCCTCAAAGGGGTAGACAGCGGCCCGGCCACCGCGGGGCAACCGGGCCTGACCGCACCATAGCAGCAGGCGGGGACAGCTAGAACGTCCTGCGCAGGCCGAGGTCTTCGGTAATCGCAGGCAGGTACTCCATCACGTGCCGGCGAAACTCCTCCTCGCCGCTCTCCAGCGCCTTGGCGAAGTCCTCATCATCGGCAGCCACGAAGATGCCCCAGCCCTCGTGCTGGCGCTGCGCCTCGACGCTCATCCGCATCACGTCGCCCATCGTGTCGAACTCCTCCGGCGGCGTGTAGACGAGGCACGGACGCCCCTCGAAGAGGATGTGCGCCACCTTCATGGGGCGCCCGAGCCAGTGGGCTCTCTCGACGTGCTCGGTGACTTTCACGGCGTAGCTTCCTTGATCGCGGTGTAGGTCGAGCACGGCCAATCCTCAGCATCCGACTCATAGCCGAACGTCAGATGCGCACACTCCAACCGGCCCTCATCATCCGGGCGGTGGATATCGAGCACCGCCACAACGGCCGGCGAGCCCGCGTACCGCTCGCGCAACTGCTCCCATTCGGTGACGGCTTCGGCGTGCTCGGCCTGCTTCCGTGCGCGGTACGCGGCGTGACGCGCCTCGGCTTCGGCGCGTTCTTCGGGCGTGGGCGTGCGGAAGAGGGTGGCTGCTTCGTCGAGCTGCTCGCGGGAGACCTGGACGTAGGCCTCCATCTTGCGCACCTCTAGGCGCGGCTCGACGGGCTTAGCGTTGGCGGCGGTGGCGATGAGGCCCCCGTACTGCTCGGCTAGCGCCTCGAAGCCCGTGGGGCGCCTCGGTTCGTCGGGCAGGTAGAACAAGCGCGAGGCGACATTCAGGAACGCCCCGTCGTCTGTGAGCGCCTCGTACAGCCGCGCCGGGAAGTGCGTGTGCGTGCCGTCCTTGCCGATGCGCAGGTTGCCGGTGACCGGGTTGAACGTGCCGTGGCGGTCCAGGAGGGGCTCGATCCTGTAGCCGCAGCGCTCGAACGGCTCAGGGACGCCGGTCATGTGCGCGCTCGCCTCTATGATCACGGGCCGCTCGGCGATCCACGACTCGTACAGCGTCTCCAGGTCCTCAAACGCCGCGTCGCTGCCGCCGATAACCAGCCGTTCCAGAGTCCTGTCCGCTCGGCTATAGCTAACGCCGCAGTAGCAGGCGGCAGTCTCGAGCCAGTCGCACGGGCCGCCCTCTTCCAGTCCTTCGCGCGGCAGATAGGAGTGGCAGCCGACATACGCGCCGGAGGGATAGATGTCCGTAAGGCCCCCGTCCACGCCGGGCTTGTGGCGACGCTCCTGCTCGCGGCCCGGCACGAAGCGATCGACGAGGGGTGCTGCCATCCACCCCGTCATGATCTTCGCGGCGATGGCCCCGAGCGGCCCGCGCAGGATGAGGACGAGTTCGGCTCCGTGGGCGCCGCGCGGGTCGGCGGGTTCGTCGCGGTAGTCGTAGCTGGCGTTGACTTTGATCTCGCGGGTGAACTCGGTCATGGCTTCTCTCTACGGGTGTCGGTTCGGTCTCGCAACCGGGTTACGCGCCGCCGCTCGCGCCAGTCGCGCCAGTAGTGCACGCCCAACGCGGCCGGCGTCACGGCGAGGATCACGTACGAGGCGGCCGTGAGCGGTAGCTACCCTGGCACGCATGCTGACCGTCACCACCGTCACCGCGATCCTCGCCGCGCTCGCCGCTTTCGCCGCGGCCACCGCGGCGCTGTGTACTTGGCAGGCTGTTGCGGAGCGGAGCATGGGGTTCGCTGCGGCGGCGGTTGCGGTGGCGGGGGTCGCCGTGTTCCTGGCGGTCGCGGCGTTCAAGGTGTCCGGCTGGTGAGCGACCGGCCAGATCTCCCGTTCGGGCACCGGTCGGCCGTGTCCTGACGCGTATGACGGATCGAGCAGCCAGCGTGCATGAAGTAGCGTGCGCGGCGCCGGGTGCTGAACAACGGAACCCACACACGCAACGGACCCAACGCATACCGCAGACCGACACGCATCAGCCGTCCTCGGTCTCGTGCCGGTGGCAGCGCGGGCAGTGGCGCTCACGGTAGAACCGGCCGCGCCCGGCACTGGTCCACGCGGACCAGTCGGGCCACGGATGGCCGTTGATCAGGCAACGCAGTCGGTCGATCATCAGCCCTCCCGCCCGTCGCTATCGGTGCGCACGCCCCACGCCCCGCACGCGTCCGCCACCGCCTGGTCATACCCGGCCTGCCAGTCCCCCGCCTGCCCAGGCCCCTCACCCCGGGGCCGCACGATCACTTCGAGGCCGAACCACCCCGCATGCTCGATCAGCCCCGGGAGGGTGAACGCGCGGTCGCCGACCTCGTGGCTGCGGATGGTGGGGGCGGCGCCCCCGTGCTTGTCGGCGAGCTGCTGGAACGAGAGCCCGGCGCGGTGGCGCGCGTCGCGCAGCTGGCGCAGGATCTCGTTGGCTTTCGCGGTCGCGGAGGGGTCAGGCATCGGGTCCGTCCTCGGTGACGATCTCGTATTCGCCGTCCTTGAGGCACCACGGCCCTCCGTAGAGGGTGATGGTGGGGTGGTGTTCGCGGCGGGCGTGGTTGGGGCTGGTGCACCAGTAGGCGTCGCGTGGGGCGTCTTCGCGCAGGATGCCCTGGGTGACGCGCACGCGCAGCGGCTCGACGGGCTTGCGGAGCATGTCGCGTGCGGCCCGCAGATCAGCCTCGACCTGTTGCGCGGCCTGCTCGTCGTCGGCTTGGGCGCGCGACCACGCGTCGGAGGCCTCCAGCGGATCGGGGTCGCGCTCGCGCCATTCGGTGCCGTCGGTGTTGCGGTGGCCGCCGGGGTGGCCCGCTTCGCGATAGCACGGGCGCAGGGCGTCGCCGAGCAGGCCGGTTGTGGTCTCGCCGCATCTGGTGATCCGGTGCAGTTCGGCGTTGGCCTCGTTCAGTGCGGATTCCGTGGCGTCGCGCTGGGACGCCACGCGCGCCACCGCCAGCGTGGCCACGGCCAGCTTCTGGGCCAGGTCGCGCCGCTCGTCGAGGAGCGCACGCGCGTCGGCGGTGGGGACCTCGACATATACGTCGTCGGTCTCTTCGGACGCGTGGACGGAGATGGCGACTCGTTCGATGGCCGCGGTCCTGTCGTCGCTCATGCCCCGCTCCTGACGGTCAGGGTGAACGGGAACGCCCCGGGCACCGTGGCCTGCGAGCAGTAGTGGACGTCGTAGACGTCGTTCGTCACGCCCGGGTCCAAGCGGAAGTGCTGCATGGCGACCACGCCACGGCATGCGCCGCATTCGATCCGGACGACTGCGGACGACGCGACCGGCTCGGGCGCTGCCGCGGGTCCGACGGTGAGCCCGGCGAGTTCCGCGAACTGCGTAGCCAGCTCGACGAGCCGGTCGGGTGGCGTGGGTTCCTCGCGGTCCCAGTCGTCGTAGTCGGCGGGGTCGCCCATGCCGGTCATGGACTCGTCAAGCGACTCGGTCATCGGATGTCCTTGCGTCCGCTGATCGGCGTACGCCGCGAGACCGCCGGGTTACTGCGCGCTGCCTCGATCGCCCGTCGTCGGCGTAGTGCCGCCACGGCGTCGATAAGGGCTGCGACGATCAGCCAAGGGATACCGACCGCGGCGACCAGCGCCAGGCCACCCCACAGCGGGACGGTGACCCACCACCAGGACCAGGCGAGGACGTGGCCGAGCTTCAGGCCGATGAACAGCAGCCCGAGGGCGTCGAGGAACGTGATGCCGCCGGACTGGTTGTTGCCGGAGTTGGACATGCGTGTCTCCTGTCGGTGGGTGGTGTGCGCCGCCCGGGGGAAACGCGGGCGGCGCACACCGGAACGGGGTTGCTTCTCAGGAATGCGCCGTGTTCGACGGCTTCGAACCCGCGTTGTACTTGACCACCGCAGGCTGTTGCAGCACCTCGAGCGGTGCGTCCAGGTACAGAATCGGGCCGTCCCAGAACACGTACACGTCGTCTGCGGTGAAGAAGAACTTGCCCGCCGGGCCGCCCTCGTTCGGGCCGAACGACAGGTCGTCCCCCGGCAGGTCCACCGGGACGTTTCCGCCGCCCGAGTTGCCGCTGCCGTTGCTCGACTTGTACACCCCGACGCTCGTGGTCATCGTCGACTGCGTCGAGGAGATCTTGCCCTTGACCGGAAGGATCGCGATCAACTGGCCCAGCGGAGTGAACAGGTACGCCCAGCCGAGCTTGCTCGGGTCGTTGAACCGCAGCAGCTTCTCGCGCAGATTGCGCATCTCCAGCGAGTCGGTCAGCAGCTTCGCGGGGTAGGCGTCCAGCGGGTTGGTCTTGATCCGGTCGTACGGGGTGATCGTAAGGGATTCCTGCTGGTCTTGCAGGTCGTTGACGTTGCCTGCGGCCTGGGTCACTGCGCCTCCGGTGTTGCCGTTGGATGAGCCGGTGCATGCCGCCGCAGTGGCGGCAACGGCCGCTGCGGCACCTCCGATGGCGGCGCCCCTGGTGAGCAGTTGGCGGCGCGAGGTCTGGGGCGTCTGGTCGGTCACGGGGCGGTCTCGCATTCCTGCGCGGGGTCGATCTGCGCGGGGTCCTGCGCGGGTCGCCAGTCGCGCATGGTCGTGTTGAGGGTGTCGGCGTTGTACTCCTGGACCGCGCTGCGGCAGGTCTGCTGCTCGGCGGTGAGCACCGAGTGTTGGTAGTCGTCGGCGGGGTTGGTTTTGACCGCTGCGGCGGCGGCCTGGATGTTGTCGTGGTAGCCCTGGATGTCGCCCCAGAGCTTGTTGAACGTGGATTGGGCCTGGATGCGGTTGTCGCCGCTGTTGTTCTGTTTGATCACGTCGCCCTGGCCGCGTACGCCGGAGCTGAACACGCCGAATGCCCAGAGGCTGATCGGCAGGATCACGAAGAGGACCAGGGCGGTGAGGCAGCCGTAGGCCCAGACGCGGCCTGCGCGGATGCGGTCGTGTTCGTCGAAGATGCTCAACGGTGCTGCTTTCGTCGGGTGTCGGTGTCAGGTGCGTCACTCACCGTACAGACCTCTTGTGGTAACCGCAATACCACAGTAGCCTGCGGGCATGAACCTGATCCCGCGCCAGTCCCGCCGGACACGCAACAGCGTGACCATCGACGGCGACAAGCTCACCGCCGCCCGCACGACCGCAGGGCTGACGCAGGTCCAGCTCGCCGACGCCGCCGACCTCTCCCAGACCTACATCAGCGCCCTGGAGACCGGCGACCGCGACCGCCTGAGCCGCGACGCCTACGCGCGGCTGTGCCACGCCCTCGGCGTCGGCGCAGGGGCCCTGCTGGCCGAGCAGCCCACCCCGTAGAACACGGAAACGGCCACCCGCCCGAACGGATGACCGCCACCGCACCACAACACCTACACGAAAGGACCAGTTCCCGTGTGGCCTCGCAAGAAAAAGGATAAGGCACCGGCCGAACAGCCGTTCCACACCATCCCCGGGCAGCCCCGCCGCCACGCACGCCAGACCCCCGACCCCGACGGCGCACAGGCGCCCGTGGCCGCGCCGGTCGCCGAGGCGCTGATCCTCGCCGAACCCGTCCGCCAATGGCTCGCCGACGACGTCGCCCGCATGCAGGACGCCGCCGACGAACGCCACGCCACAGCCCAGCGCGCCGGAGCCGAACGCGAGCAGGCCCTGGCCGACGAAGCCCACTGGCGCACCATCGCCGCCGGGATCGCCCGCATCCTGGACCTGGCGCAGGCCACCGCCCAGCGCGGCGAGGCCGCCGTGTACGAGCAGCCCCAGACCCTCCCGACCCCGCCGGACCCGGCCGAGTTCGCCGCGACCTGGCGCGTCCCGGACCCGGTGCCCGGGGCCTGCGTGTGCGACCCGATGCGCGGCGAGTCCTGCGAGCAGTGCGACGTGCTCCTGCCCGCGCGCACCTCGTCGTGGTGGTCGCCGGGCGCCTCGAACGACGGCCTGACCGCGACCCTCGCGACCGTGGACGGAGAAGCCCGATGAGCGTCGAGACCGACGAGGCCAACGACACCTTCGAGCTGACCGTGAAACTGGCCGGCCTGGACACGCCCAAAGCCGTCCGCGTCACCCAGGACGGCGAGAACGGGGTGCGCGTGATGATCTCCATCGAATCCCCGCGGCAGGTCCACGCTTGGGCGCGGCAGATGGGCACCGTCGCCGAGACGAAGGAGCCGACCCAGTTGGGCGGGGGCACGTGGTGGTACCGGCACACGGTGGCCTCGATCCGGCGCGAGGGCCTGTACATCCAGGTGACGGCCGTGCAGATGGCCCTGGACCTGGACGACGCGTCGATGACCGAGCCGGTGACCGCATGACCGCGATCGACCCCCGCGTCCCCGACGCCCTGCCGCGTATCGGGCAGGTGCGGTTCGTGCGCGACATCCGCATGGGCTGGCACGCCCAACTCCCCGGCCGCGGCTGGGCGCTG